GCAGGTGTGCTCGATCTCCAGCGCATCCCATTCAGCATGGGCGAGACGCGGGTCGTGGCCGAACTCAAGTATGAGTGAGTCGAACGCCTCTGCGATAAAGAGTAGATAGGTGATGACGTTGATTGCGTATTTAGACATGTGATTCTCCAGTGAAAAGTTTTGAATGATCCGCACGTGAATGTGCAGACGGATGCAATGGAATAGGCCAGCAACCCTGCCAGCCTGTGACCGGGGAGAACTTCTCCCCGTTATGTACGACAGCGTAGATTACTTGAGCAGTGCAACGCCTTGACCGAACATCTTCATGGTGATACCGAGTTCCATGCACGCCTTGATCGCGGCGCGCTGTGCCTTGCTCAGCTTGACAGCTGCCGGTGTGCTGTCAGCCTTGAGTACGCGGTCACTGTCACGCACAACGCGGTAGCCCCATGCAGCCGTTGCCGCATTCCACACCTTCTCAGCGTTGCCCGTGCCCTTGGCGTGCACCACGGCGATAGCGGTGCGCTCAACGCGGGTCATTGCAGCCCATGCGCGTGCCTTGGATTCAGGCAGCTTGAACATGCACACTACGTAGCCTGCACACCAATCGATCTTCATTGTTGTGTCGTCATCCAGTGTGCACCACACATTGTGTGCAGTGTGTCCGTTAGCCAAGGCGGTTGCCTCGATCTTACCCATTGTCGAACCATTCTCAAATGCATTGAAAGTCATGATGTCTAATCTCCGATGTGGGGAGAACTTCTCCCCGGTTGGTTGTGTGCTTCGGCATCTCACTGCCTTAGTCACAACTGAAGTATGCTCCAAGGGGGTATATATACGACATGCGTACATATCCAATATCTACGACATTTAGACCCCACCCCTCCGGGGGCAGCCCTATACAGTGGTCATGGTCACCGTGGTTTAAACACTGTTCCGCGCAAGTCCTAGCCAATTTTCATTTTTATCAAATTTAAGCCGCGACGTTTTTAATTGACTTAGATCATTTTGCAAGGGGGTGCCAAAAAAATTTCAAAAAAAATCCCCCGGACTTCGCAGCGCGGGGGATCAAGTGGAGGGAGCAACCCATCCGATCAGGGAGACGACATGGAGGCAACTGTTGCTGCAGCGCCACAGGAAGTATATCATACGAGCGAGCCGTCAACGAAGACGGCGACACGGACATATTCATGACCCCGCACATTTTCGAGCACATCACCAAGCTGAATCCGGCCGACTTTCTCGACCTCGATGACGCCAGTACCACCGACGTTTTGGCGGCGCAGGCAAACACGGCCAGCGATTTCCTCACGCGCATGGGTAGCCCGGAGCACTTGATCGACGAGGTACACGCCCAGCAGGTGCGCGAGGTGTTTGGGAAGATCACAACGCTTGATTTAAGTGACAAGGAAAAGAAGGCCAGTGCCCTCACCCTGCGGGTGCCGCACGCGATCAAACATCTGGCCGGGATGCTCACGCAGTACGACTGGGATTATGTCGAGCAGGCCAAGGAGCTTCGTGGCTACGTGGTTGCCAAGACCATGGAAGAGACGACCCACCCAGACGCTCGCATACGCTTGGCCGCGCTCAAGATGCTCGGTAGTCTGACCGAGGTGGGCAGCTTCACTGAGCGCATCGAGATCACCAAGAAGGAAACTTCGTTCGCTGAACTGGAAGAACGCCTGCGCACCAAACTTTCCGCTTTACTACCGAAGGTAGTTGAGGTAGAAACGGTAATCCCCAAACCAAACTGAAAGAGCACCATGGCAACCAAAGGCGTAAACCCATTTGCAAAGTCTGCTGCCCCCAAAGGCATCCCCGCCAAGGGCGGCCCGACACCCAAAGCACCCGCAGGTAAGGCTCCCGGCATGACAGCCCCCGGTGCCAAAGTGAACCCGTTCGCTACCAAGACCAGCGGCCCTGCCTTCAAAAAGGGCGGCAAGTGCTAGGCCGCGATGAGCAGCAATCTCAAAGCCCCGAAGGCGGCACCCCCACCACCTACGTCAACCGTGGCGCTAAAGACGCGCAACGTGAAGCCTCCGGCACCACCGAACTTGCCACGGCAGAAGTTCATGCGGGGGGCGCTGAGCCGTGGAGCGCAGCCCGCATCGATGCCACCGTCACCCTCATCGGGGCAGAGACAACCTTTGACAACGCCCCCGGCAGCCCCCTTTAATCCGCCCAGCGATGCTACCGACCCCGCTACAGCCAACGCCCCCGTTACCCCCGCAGCCTCACGCCGACCGGCCGTGGCTGACCCTATGGATGCCGTTGGGAGCGACCCCTACTCTTCTTCCCTTACGGATGACACCGGGATGCCAAGCTACCGCAAAGGCGGCCTTGTGAAGCGCAGGGGTTGGGGGCTCGCACGCCGTGGTTAAGCAGTCAACGCAGGCTTTCATGGGCGCAGGCCAGATGCTGGACAGGCTGGCAGCCCAAGTCGGCTCCAAGGAAGAGGCCAAGGCCATCCTGATCAAACGAGGCCACATGACACCTCAAGGCACGTGGACGAAGGAGGGTGCCGCCCGCAACGCGATGACCGCAGCCGAGCGCGCCAAAGACCGGGAAGCCAAACGCACAGGGCTGCCCACAAGCTATTTCAAGTACGACCCGAAAACGAATCGGGCGACCAAGAGGTGAACTTCTACACCTACGTCCACATGAGGGCCGATGACGGGAAGGTCTTCTACGTCGGCAAGGGTACAGCGCGCCACGGACGTGCACACTGCGCTAAAGGCCGTAGTATTTTCTGGAAACGTGTTGCGGAAAAGCACGGGTATACCGTGGAAGTATGCATGCGCTTTTCAGTGGAGGCAGATGCCTTTGCGCATGAGCGGTTCCTGATCCAGTGTTTTCGGGACATAAAAGCCCCGTTGGTGAATCTTACCGACGGCGGCGAGGGGCTTTCTGGCATGAACTTCAGTACAGAGCATCGCGCGCGCCTCGCAGAAGCTAGTCGTTCGCGCCCGTTCAGCGCAGAGATGCGAGAGAAGGTACGTGTCGCATCTACCGGTAGAGTGCCGACAGCAGAAGCACGTGCCAAGATGTCGGCGGCTGGAAAAGGTAGGCCTAAGTCGGCAGAACACCGTGCCAAAATCGCGGCAGCAAACGCAGGGACGAACTATAGAAAGCCGCTAGCCCCCGGCGAGCACGGCCCAAACTGGGGTGTCAAGTTTAGTGCAGAGTCGCGCGCGCGCATGGCTACCGCACACCTTGGAAAGAAACGCAGTGCAGACGCTCACTGAGAGCGACATCCAGTTGCTACTGGCAAACCTGCACACGATGTCAACGTCGGAACAGTGTGCTCTGCTGGACGATCTCGAAGTGCTGGAGCAGCGCAAGCAAGTGGAAGAAGCGCGCGTAGATTTTTTGAAGTTTGCACACCGCGTGTACCCGAACTTCAAAGAGGGGCCGCACCACCGGCATATGAAGCCGCTGCTGCACGGACTCAAGGACAACACCGAACCGCGCCTGACGGTGAGCATGCCCCCACGCTTTGGCAAGAGTGAAACCATCGCCTACCTGTTCGTGGCATGGTATTTGGGCCACTTCCCCCGGCACCAGATCATGATGGTGACCCACACCGCTGACTTGTCAGCCGACTTCGGGCGCAAGGTGCGCAATCTTCTGGACTCTGAGGTCTACCATGAGATATTCCCCGACACAGTGGTGGCGCGCGACAAGAGCGCGGCTTCTAACTGGAGCACAACGCTGGGTGGCAAGTATCTTGCGATTGGTATCGGGGCAAACGTGGCAGGTCACGGTGCCGATTTACTTATCGGGGATGACTTGGTATCAGAGCAGGCGGTACTTTCCTCCGATCCTGACAAGACTTTCGCGCAAGCGTGGGAATACATGCAGGTAGGCCCGCTGCAGCGGCTCATGCCAAACGGGAAAATCATCATGATCGGCACGCGGTGGGGTAAAAAAGACCCAATCGGCCGTGCCTTGCAGTGGGCAGAGCAGAATAGTGACTCCACGCCGTGGAAAGAGGTGCGTTTTCCTGCTTTGATGGACGTAAAACGGGGTGGAGTGGACACAACGGTGTCACTTTGGCCTGAACAGTGGCCGATTGACCAACTTTTGGCGAAAAAAGCAGGTATGTTCCCCCAGTTTTGGGCCGCGCAGTACATGCAGGAGCCCACAAGTGAGGAAGGAGCGCTCGTAAAACGCGAATGGTGGCGCATTTGGCCCCATGAAAAGCCCCCAAAATGCGACTTTTTGATGCAAAGTTGGGACACTGCGCACGGTCAAAACGACTCGGCCGACCCCTCTGGAGTCCAAACTTGGGGCATTTTCTTCAATGAAGACGACAACCAAGACCAGCTAATCCTGCTCGATGCGTGGAAGGGCCGCAAGGAATTCCCCGCTTTGAAGAAGTTTGCGCTCGACTATTACAAGGAATGGGAGCCTGACAGTGTCATCATTGAAAAGAAAGCAGCAGGCGCTCCGCTCATCCAAGAACTTCGCGCTATCGGTATACCGGTTCAGGAGTACACGCCGAGCCGAGGTGCGGACAAGCGTGTTCGGCTTAATTCCGTGGCCGACATCTTCGCATCTGGTATGGTCTGGCGGCCCGACACCCGCTGGGCACAAGAGGTGGTGGACGAGATTGCGGAGTTTCCCAACGGCGAGCACGATGAAATGGTGGACACGGCCTCACAGGCGCTTATGCGGTTCCGCCAAGGTGGATTCATACGCTTGAAATCTGACGAAAACGACGATAATGAGCGCGTTGTGCGCCGTCGCGCCGCCTACTATTAGGGTAAATCATGTTCTCAAAAAGCACCTCCCAAGCCCCCCAAGGCATCGCAGATACCGAAGAAGAACCGATTGACATAGAAATGCCCGAGGTAGACGAAGAGGGGGAGGCGCAGGAGTCTCCCGAAGAAGAAAAGGCGGGCCAAGATCATGACGAGAATCTGGCTGAGTTCATCCCTGATGACAAGCTGCGCGCCATTGCCGCTGACCTCGACGCCGAGATTCAGATGGACTTGGCCGCGCGCTCTGATTGGGAGATGACGTACAAAGAGGGCGTCAAGCTGCTGGGCCTGAAGATGGAGGATCGCACCGAGCCGTGGGATGGTGCCTGCGGGGTAGTGCACCCCATGATCACCGAGGCAGTCGTACGCTTCCAAGCGGAGATGGTCACCGAGACGTTCCCGGCCGGTGGCCCGGTGCGTACCAAGATCATCGGCAAAGAGACGCCCACCAAGAAGCAGGCCGCCCAGCGTGTCGAAGAGGACATGAACTACCAGTTGACCGAGGTCATGGAAGAGTTTCGATCGGAGCATGAGCGCGCCATGTGGCACCTGCCGATGGCCGGGTGCGTGTTCAAGAAGGTGTACTTCGACCCGACGCTGGGTCGCCAGATTTCCCTGATGGTGGCCGCTGAAGAGATCATCCTGCCCTACGGCACGACCAACGTACGCACCACCAACCGTATGACCCAGTTCATGCGCAAGACCAAGCTGGACATCGAGAGCCTGATGGCTGCAGGCTTCTACCGCACCATGGACGTGCAGGAAGCGGCCGGTTCGACCACCGACATTCAGGAAGCCAAGGACAGGGCCACGGGCGTGCAGGCGCTCAACGACGTGCGCCCGGAGTTGTACGAGGTGATCGTAGATTTGGACTTGTCCGAATACGACCCCATGGCAAACGCCACTTCCTCGGCCGACCCGGACGATACGTTCCCGGCGCTGGACGCAGCCGACATCGAAGGCAGCGAAGACGACCCTGACCATGAGCAGGACGAGTACGTGCCCGAGGGCGGCGAGGATGCCAGTGAGTCCGAGGGTGATGAAGACGGTGATGAGACGAACGACGGCGGCGTGACGGTCGAGGTGGACGTGACTGTTACTACGGGTAAACCCCAGCCCCGCTCGTACGTGCTGACCATGGTGAAAGGAACGAACGATGTCTTGGCTATCCGCAGAAACTGGCGCAAAGGCGACCCACTGTTCCTCAAACGACAGCATTTCGTTCAGTATGATTACGTTCCGGGATTCGGTGCGTACGGCTATGGGCTCATACACTTGGTCGGAGGATATGCTAAGAGTGCAACTTCCATACTTCGTCAGTTGGTTGACTCTGGCACCCTCTCGAACCTTCCGGGGGGACTGAAGTCTCGCGGGCTGCGCATCAAAGGTGAAGACACGCCCATCGCACCGGGTGAGTTCCGCGACGTGGATGTCGGGTCAGGCCCGATTAAAGACAACGTGATGGTGCTGCCGTACAAAGAGCCGTCCGCCGTACTGTCCGCACTGCTGGACAAGATCATCGAGCAGGGCCAGCGCTTCGCATCAACCGCCGACTTGGACATCTCTGAGATGGGGGCCACCGCGCCCGTGGGCACCACGCTGGCTATTCTTGAGCGTTCGTTGAAGGTGATGTCGGCTGTGCAGGCCCGCTGCCACTTCTCGCTCAAGCAGGAGTTGAAGCTGATCGCGGGGATCATTCGTGACGATGCGGCCGACGACTACGACTTCGAGCCAGAGGTTGGCGTGCGCCGCGCGCGCAAGAGCGACTTCGAGATGGTTGACATCATCCCGGTGAGCGACCCCAACGCCACGACCATGAGCCAGCGCGTGATCCAGTATCAGGCCGTCATGCAGATGGCCCAGACCGCGCCACAGGTGTACAACATCGCCATGGTGCACCGCGAAATGCTGGACGTGATCGGCATCAAGAACGCAGCCAAGCTAGTGCCCCTGCCGGAAGACATGATCCCAGTCGATCCGGTGACGGAGAATATGAACCTGATCAACATGAAGCCGGTCAAGGCGTTCATCGGTCAGGATCACGACGCCCACTTGGCCGTTCACCAGTCGCTGCTGCAAGACCCCAAGATTCAGGCCGCCATCGGTCAGAACCCACAGGCCCAAGCTATCCAAGCCGCGCTCATGTCCCACGTGGCCGAGCACGCTGCGTTCTCCTACCGCATGCAGATATGCCAGCAGTTGGGTATGCCCCTGCCCAACCCGGACGAGCCGATGGATGCGCAGACCGAGCACGACTTGGCCCCGCTCTTGGCCCAAGCTGCCCAGCAGTCGCTGGCGATGAACCAGAAGATGGCTGCCCAGCAGGCTGCCCAAGCGCAGATGCAAGACCCGGCCATGCAGTTGGAGCTACGCAAGCTCGACCAGAAGGACAAGGAGATTGCCCTGAAGGGTCAGAAGCAGCAGGCCGACATCGCCGTGGCCGCCGACCGCGAAGAACTCGCGCGTGCAAAGCATGAAGACGAGAAGATGATGCAGTTGGCCGAACTAAGCGCACAGGGCATCCGCCTTGGGCATGAAGCTGCGACGACCCAGATGGCCGTTAACCCCCCGCCCCCACCGGCACCTACACCGCCGCCCATCCCCGGCGCTGAATAATCATGATCCTCGACGCACTCAACTTCCAACGTCGTCAGTTGGATGAACAGATAGAAAGTCACACCCAGAACTTGGTGCGCGGCACGCCGTCGCGCGATGAAGATCAGCGTGTGCGCGGCATTATTCGTGGCTTGCAGGTAGCGCTGCTGGTGATCGAAGACGTGGAAGACCGTCTTCGCAAGGCGAACGAAAACATTGATTAGCCCCTTTTGGCAGGTTGGCTCTGCCCCGTCTCAGCCGGTATGCTGTGCTTGAAAGTGAAAACATGACCATCCTGACTCCGGGCGTCTTCGCCCTGCCTGCAATCGAAGCGTTGTCGGCCCCCGAGCCTGACGCGACCGATGAACAGAAAGCTAAGGTTGTCCCCGACCCCACTGGCTACAAGCTGCTGTGCATGGTTCCACCCGCCAAAGAAACGTTTGACGGCACGGGGATCGTGAAAGCGGACATGGTTAAAAGTGCGGAGGAACAGACCTCGCACACCCTGTTCGTGCTGAAAGTTGGCCCCGACGCCTACAAAGATGAGAAGAAATTCCCATCCGGCCCATGGTGCAAGGAAGGCGACTTCATCATTGTGCGTGCCTACGCGGGCACCCGCATCAAGCTGTTCGGCAAAGAGTTCCGTCTGATCAATGACGATCAGGTGGATGCAACCATCGAAGACCCCCGTGGCGTGAGCCGCGCAGGATAAGGAGCACGTAATGCCAAAAGCAAACGAAGACGAATTTACATTCCCCGACGAGGATGACGCCCAGAGCGCGGCTGATGACTCCACCGGTACTGAGTTCGAGGTGGACTTGGGCGACGAGGTCGAGATCGAGGTAGTCGATGACACCCCGGACGAAGACAAGGGCCGCCCCGCGCTGGACACCCCCGTCGATGACCCGACCGACGACGAGTTGAAAGAATACTCAGGCAAGGTGCAGGATCGCATCAAGAAGCTGACCCACGCGCGCCACGATGAACGCCGCCGTGCGGATGCGCTCATGCGCGAGAACGAAGAACTGCAGCGGGTCGCCAAGACTGCGCTGGCTGAGCGCGAATCCATGCGCGGCCAGTACATCAAGGGTGCCGAGGTGCTTGCAAACCAGACCAAGGCGGTGGCTGACAAGTCGGTGCAGGAGGCCAAAGCGAAGCTCAAGGCGGCGCACGAAGCCTTTGACACGGACGCTATTGTGGAAGCGCAGGCTGAGTTGAATGAAGCTCAGATGCGGAAAAATCAGATAGATAACTTCCGCCCCTCTTCACAAGCGCAAGAAACTGTTGTAGAGTCGCAACAACAGGCACCAGCCGCTGCCCCGAATCTGGATACGAAAACCAAAACTTGGTTAGCTCGTAATAAATGGTTCGGTGAAGGCGGTGACGAAGCGATGACCGGCTTTGCGTTGGGGCTGCACCAGAAACTGGTTAAGAAAAATGGCGAGGGGTACACCCGAACCGACGAGTATTACTCGCAGATCGACGCAGCAATGCGCCAGACTTTTCCGACGAGGTTCAAACCGAAGGCTGGAACGGAACGGCAAAGCACAGTGGTTGCACCAGCGACCCGTGTCACAACCCCCCGGAAGGTAACTTTGACCGCCACGCAAGTGGCACTGGCAAAACGTTTTGGTTTGACTAACCAGCAGTACGCTGCTGAACTTTTGAAGACGGAGAAGTAACATGGCAACATCTGATCGTACCCAACGTGACTTAACTGCACGCGAAAATGAAAAGCGCTACGAGTACACACCAGCGAGTTCGCTGCCTGAACCGAAGCCTGACCCTATGTTTGCTTACCGCTGGGTTGCGACCCACGTGATGGGCACACTCGATCCGGTCAACGCCTCCAAGCGTTTCCGTGATGGTTGGGAGCCGGTTAAGGCGGTTGATCACCCTGAACTGTTCCTGCCGGGTAATGCCGAGGGGAACGTTGAGATTGGTGGTCTGATGCTGTGCCGCATGCCGAAAGAACGTTCGTTGGCCCGCCAGCGTTACTTCGATCAGCAGAACGAAGCACAGATGAACTCGGTGGATCAAAGCTACATGCGCAACAGTGACGCCCGTATGCCGCTCTTCTCGGAGAAAGCCTCCGAAGTGACGCGGGGTGCGGGATTCGGTAAAGGTTCATCTCGTTAACAAGGAATAGGAAATGGCAAATACTGCTTCTCCCTACGGACTAAAGCCGGTCAGCTTGATCGGTGGTCAGTCTTTCAATGGCGGTACCATCCGCGAAATCGCCATGACCGTTAACTCGGCCACGGCGATTGGTGCAGGTGACATCGTGCAAATCGGCGCAGCTTCGGCTGGTCAACCCACTGCTATGGCAGCAACCCCCACGACCGCTTCGGCTGGCGTGATCGGTGTTTGCGTCGGCGTGTCGTTCATTGACCCCGTGCTGAAACAGCAACAATTCGCAAACAGCCTCCCGGCCAATGCGGTGACCAACGGCTACACGAACATCATGGTTCGCGTCAACGACGACCCGGATCAACTGTATCAACTGCAGAGCGTAGGCGCTGTGGCCGATATCATTGTTGGCAAGTTCTGTGCGGTGGAAAACTTCGGTGTTGGCCCGTACGGTAACTCTACCGTGCGTGGTTCCACCCCGGCAAATACCACCACACTGGCGTTGCGTATCGTTGGCTTTGCGTCCCCGGCTGCGGATTCCAACCGCGACCTGATCGTGAAGTTCAATCACGGCGTGCATATGTACTACAACGCCACCGTTCTGGCTAACTAAGGAGTAACTCAAAATGGCTATTTCACGCTCACAGCTACTCAAAGAGTTGCTCCCCGGACTGAACGGTCTGTTCGGCTTGTCGTACAAACAGTACGAAAACCAGCACACGGAAATCTTCTCGGTCGAATCTTCGGATCGTTCCTTTGAAGAAGAAACCAAGCTGTCTGGCTTCGGTGCCGCGCCGGTCAAGTCTGAAGGCTCCGCGATCAATTACGACTCCGCACAGGAAGCGTTCACTGCTCGCTACACCCACGAAACCATCGCCATGGGCTTTTCGATCACCGAAGAAGCAATCGAAGACAACCTCTACGATTCGCTGTCGGCTCGTTACACCAAGGCGCTGGCCCGTGGTATGGCTTACACCAAGCAGGTGAAAGCTGCCGCCATCCTGAACAACGGCTTCAGCCAGAGTTTCTTGGGCGGCGACACCACTTCTCTGTTCGGTGTGAACTCTGGCGGTACCCGTACCGGCCACCCGCTGTCCAATGGCGCATTCAACTTCAACAGCCCCGCCGTTGGCGTGGACTTGAACGAGACTGCCATTGAAGCGGCCGTGATCCAGATTCAGGCTTGGACGGATGAACGCGGCCTGTTGGTGGCTGCCAAGCCCCGCAAGTTGGTTGTGCCCCCGGCATACCAGTTCGTTGTGAAACGCGTGCTCGGTTCCGACCAGCGCGTGGGTACGACCGACAATGATCTGAACGCCCTGAAGGCGCTCGGCACCATTGGTTCCGGTTACACCATCAACAACTTCCTGACCGACACCAACGCGTGGTTCCTGCTGACCGACGTGCCTGACGGACTGAAGATGTTCCAACGTGCCGGTTTGAAGACCGCCATGGAGGGAGACTTCGACACGGGGAATGTTCGGTACAAAGCCCGTGAACGTTATAGTTTCGGCTGGTCTGACCCCCTCGCTATCTGGGGATCGAGTGGTTCTTCCTAAGAAATTAGTGAAAAACTCGAAAAGGCCCACTTCGGTGGGCCTTTTTTTATCTATGGTATATTACCTGTGTCGTAACACAGGAGTAAGACATGGATACCATAGGACTACCAGAGACTAGGAAAGAGGCTGTAGCTTTGGGGCTACCGTATTACTTTACTGGGCAGCCGTGCAAGCACGGGCACATCGCTCCACGTAAGACAAAAGGAGCGTGCCTAGATTGCCTGCACTTGGAATGGGTCGCATCGCAGGAGAAACGCAAAGCGTATTTTGAGTCGTACAACAAGTCCGCTGCGGGGCTTAAAGCCAAACAGGACTACTACGAACGCAATAAGGAGTTAGTCATCGCACGCGCGGTTGCGCGCCCACAGGAAGACAAGAATCGGTACAAGAAGCAATGGAAAGACACGCACCCCGCGCATATAACGGCCGACCGCAAGAACCGCCGTCGCAAGCACCGCGACGCATCCCCCGCGTGGTTAACGGTAGAAGATAAGGCCAACATGCGAGAGATGTACCGCATGGCAATGCAGCTTACCAAGACCACAGGTACACCCTATGTCGTCGATCACATTGTGCCGCTGCGCCACCCGCTGGTTTGCGGGATGCATGTACCGTGGAACTTGCAGGTGATGACCCGCGAAGAGAACCTTAAGAAGTCCAACAAGATGGACTTCTAATTTATACCGTGGTACATTCACAACACCAAGATTTTTGCTGCGCAGACCCGCTTGGGGGACACTGTGAAGACTACGCAGCTAACACTCTCACAGGAGTAAATGATGGCAACATCCACCACCCAAGCCGCATGGCGTTCGTTTGGCGGTGCCAATGACAAGGTTACCTACGCAGGTGACATGCTCATGGCCGCTGAGTTTTATATCCCCTCGACCCAGCAGACCGCCAATACCAACGTGCAGCGTTCCGCGACCGACCTGAGTCCCGTGGTGTTGCCGCCCGGTATCGTGGTTACCAGTGTCCAGATTGCCCCCGCAGTAACGGGCGGCACGACCCCCACACTGAATCTGGGTCTGCGCGACACTGCCACGAGCACCAACGTCGCTACAGCTTTGGCGGCCGCAACCCCTGCGGTATCAACCAAAGCTGTCGTCAATCAGGATAGCGGTACTGCAGGTACAGTGCTGGGCGTCAAACAGTCCGCCACCACACTGCAGACGCTGACAGGTGCACTGACCGGCACCCCAACAGGCGGTTCGCTGACCGGTCGTATTCTGTATTACGTCTCCAACGGCGGCGCAGCTACCGCTTAAGGAACTGACATGGCACGCCCGATGCGAGTCACGGCGGCGGCGGCAGGGGCCACGTCTCCGTTCATCCTCAACCAAGCAGGCCCGTCGCCGTTCAACGTGGGGATTGGCTGTGCCATTTCTGCGGGTGCGTCGCTGATCTACTCGGTGGAGTACACGTTTGACGACGTGTTTGCTCCCAACTACAACCCCGCGACCGGGGTTTGGACAGCGCTGACAGCTATCACTGCTGCGACCACAACCAAAGACGGCAATATTGCGTACCCCGTGATGGCTGTCCGGTTGAACGTAACGTCATATACCAGCGGCTCGGTGACGATGACCGTAATTCAGGCGAACCAATAATGGCTGACACACTAGACCCCACTGATTTCGCCCGTGCACAGAGTGCACTGGCGCAGGCGCTGGCTGTGGCTGGCCCTATTCTGGGTGCGTTGCAGCAAGCAAGCACCGTGTTCGACGTGATCCAGAATGCCTCGATTCATCGCACAGCGTTGGAGCGTGACGTTGCCGATCTGTTGCAGCAGGCCGATCAAGCCAAGGCGTCCCGTCAAAGCTGGGATGACATGGCCGCGTTGTCCATGCAGCGTGCGATTGATGCGGAAGCTGAAGCCGGTGCACGGTGCGCCAAGGCGCATGAGGATGCAGAAGCCACACTGGTGCAACTGCACGACTCCCTGTCTTTGCAGATCGCGGCTGCGCAAGCAGAAGCTACTGACCGGCTGCAGTCAATCACCGCTCACGTGGTGGCGGCCCAAGCCGAGCACGATCTGGCGATGCAGAACATGGCTGTGGTGACTGCCGCAGCGCAAGACGAGTTCGACGCGATCTCCCGCAAACTGGATACGCTGAAGGTCAACGCCGCGCGCTTCGCAGCCGCACTGCAGGGCTAAGCGATGAGTATGTCGGGCATCACGCACACCAACGCCCACCAGACTGGTCTGGAGGCGTACGCGGTGAATAACGTGGAAGACGGCTCCGCGCTCTACGTTGGCAAGGTTCGCGCAGATGGCGCATGGGTGATCGAGAAGTACGACAGCGCAGCGGGGACGTTGGGCTACGCGAACTGGTCGAATAACCTCGGAGTTGTCGGGTATGGCTCTGCGTGGACTGCACGCGCCTCCCTTGTTTATGGTGGTTTCGAGACGCTACAGGGCGTCATTTAGGAGTGATAAATGGCTAATACAACCGCAGTTTGCAACACGTACAAGCAGGAAGTTTTGCAGGGGCTGCACCTATCCTCCAACACGTATAAGATTTCGCTCATCAAGGTGGGTGCCACTGGCACGTACAACGCCTCGATGACCAATGCAGGTACACCCGGTACGAGTGCGCCGTCAACCGCTAATATCGGTACGGACGAAGTTGCAGCCTCTGGTTCTTATGCGGCCGGTGGTCTGACGCTTGCGTCGTTCTCTGCAACCCTGCAGACCTCTACCGGATGCTTGGACTTCGCGACCGCATCGGCTACGACTGCTACGATCAGCGCCACGGGTGCCATGATCTACAACTCGTCGGTTACCAACCGTGCTGTGGCAACGTTCGACTTTGGCGGTACGATCACATCGACTGCGGGCACGTTCACACTGACCATGCCTACTGTGGGCGCATCGACCTCGCTGATCCGCATTGCATAAACCATGGCAACCGGCCAAGGCACAGCAACTATTGATTTCGGGGCTTACCCCGGAAGCAATGAGGCAAGCATCGCGGTTACTGGGCAAGGTACGATAAGCGCCACAAGCAAGGTCGAGGCATATGTGATGGGGGACGATACAACGTCAGACCACACCGCCTCTGACCATCGGTACTTACTTTTGTTCGCTGAGTTTACCTGTGGAACCCCGACAGCGGGTACTGGATTTACGATTTACGGACGCGCATCGGAAAAGATGCAAGGTACGTTTGCACTGCGTTGGGTTTGGGCAGATTAAAAGGAGCCGATCATGGCAATGGATAGCACGATCAATGGTGGGTCAAATACAGCCGGTAAAGCAAACGTGGACGCCACGTACAACTTGAACGTCACGACGCCAAAGGTTCTCAATCAAGCAGGGTTCGTTACTCTTGCGGGGCAAAACGACTTCGGACTAGGCTCCGTTGTGCCCGGTGGACGTATCAATCAGATTTTGGTTTCAGAAGCTGGTGGCATATATTCCGCCTCCAAGAACCTGCTGTGGGATGACACATTCAATGCTACGACGCAGAACACGTCGAAGTACAAGTATGCATTCACTACGATGACCGCAGCACAGGCCGCAGGTTTCCTGACTTTGAATTCAGGCTCAATAACTACGCTCTCTACCTCCTGTGGCTATCAGACGTGGAAGCAGTTCCCGCTGTTTGCCAAAGCTGAGCTTCGCTGCAACATCTCTGCCCAAGTGCCTAACGGGGCACAGGCAAATCAGACTATCGAGTTTGGCTTGTTCCAAGCCACGTTGAACGGTGCGGCCCCCGGCGCTCCGACTGATGGCGTGTTCTTCCGGTTCAATACCTCTGGCGAACTGCGCGGGTACATCAACTACAACGGCACAGAAACATCAACAGGCCCGATGACGGTGCCGTCAAACTCAGTGAACCATGACTGGTTGATTGTCTGCCAGACGGATACTGTGTGCTACTACATCGACGATGTGCTGCAAGCAGTACTCTCGCTGCAGACTAACGCCCCCACGCAAGGGCAACCGTTCCAAGGTGCATCTCAGCCTGTTACTTTCCGCGTGTATACCGCAGGCTCTGCACCTGCGCTTGCGCCAATCCTGAAGGTGTCTGACTGTTTCGTGGCAGAACTTGGCCCTGATCTGGCGCGCCCTTGGGCTACGCAGAAGGCGGGGTTTGGTCACATGGGCTATCAAGGTCAGAATGGCGGCACGCAAGGTGGTACTTCCAATCTGTCTAATGCCGCACTCGCTGCCGCTACTATCTTGTCAAACACTGCGGTCGGTACGGGTAATCCTGCTGGCCTTGGTGGTTACTCACACGACCTTTGCACATTGGCGGCGGGTACGGCGGGCATCATCACCAGTTACCAGAACCCCGTTGCCGCTGCGGGCGTAACCGGACGCAATCTGATTATTCAAGGCGTGTGGGTACACTCGGTTGTCGATGCCGCCATCACTGGTGGCCCGCTGGCTTTTGTGTATTCACTGGCTTTTGGACACACTGCGGTATCTTTGGCAACCGCTGAGTCTGGTAGTTTCACCACAGGTACGACAAAAGCCCCGCGCCAGATTGCACTGGGGTGCGAAGGCTTTGCGGCTACAGCGGTAGCTGGAACACTGCTTAGTCCCTCAGGTGTATACCGACAATTCGTAAGCCCTATCGTTGTTGCTCCCGGTGAGTTCGTTGCAGTTGTCGGACGAAACTTCGGTACTGCCGTGACTGTTGGCTCCGTGGTACACACAGTCGGGTTTGACGCTTACTTCGAGTAATTAAATGTCTCTGCTACTTGCGCTCACGGGCAGTAGCGGAGGTAGTGCCAGCGTAAACCTAACTGGTGCGGGGGCCGCCTCCGCTGCAGGCACCTTCACGTCCACCGGCACAGCCACGCGTACCTTCACCGGGGCCAGCACCACGGCATCGGCCGGTACGATCACCGCAAGCGGGTCGTCTGTTGTCAACGGCTCTGTAACCCTCACGGGCGCAGCCGCTACAAGCGCGGCAAGCGCGCCGACTGCTACTGGTACAAGCACAACGACACTCACGGGTGCCGCCACAACCTCGGCCGCCACAGCTATTACCGCCACGGGTACAGGGATCACAACGCTGACCGGCGCGGCTACAACTGCTTCTGCAGGCACGATAGTGTCAAGTGGACTGTCAACCACGACACTCACGGGTGCGGCAACAACTGCCTCGGCCGCAGCTATTACCCCCACCGGTACAGGAGCTACGACATTCACCGGGGCCGCTACAACTGCCTCGGCGGGGACGATTACCCCCACCGGTACAGGCACTGTCACCCTCACGGGCGCGGCTACAACTGCCTTGGCGGGGACGATTACCGCATCTTCAGCCGGTGCAGGAACTGTCAACCTCACGGGCGCGGCCTCAACTGCATCGGCTGGAACCATTGTCGCGAGTACGCCGGATGCCTCGATAGCCCTCACGGGCGCGGCCACAACTGCTACGGCCGCCGCGATCAATGCCCTCGGCAATGCTATCGCAACGCTTACCGGGGCAGCCACAACTGCATCGATTGGCATCATCACCAGCACCGGAACGGCCACGTTCACACTGGTGGGGGCCGCAGCGACTTCAGCCGCAGGTGTCCTGATCGGCACGGGTGACGGGAACACAACGCTCATAGGCATCGGGCGCACATCGAGCGCGGGAACGATCACAGCTTCGGGCTCTGGTGCCGGGGGAATTGTGTGGCCGCTCCCCGCGCAGGTGCTTGCGGGTGTAGCCTACGGCCCGACCGGGACAGAGTACACCGGTACGTACAAAGACCCGATACGCCTTGAGTTGGAGACAGGCCGACTGGTCAAGCCCATCGGATCAAAGCTGGCGCTGCTGCTATAGCTGCGGTAAACTACTATCACATTTTCACGAGGCGTACTATGGACAAGTCCAACAAAACCCCCAAGGGCGACAAGCCCATGACTGATCTTGGTAAAGGTCAGAAAGTCCCGCCAGCCAAGTTCCCCAAGGTAGGCGATACCGTGCCTTCCACTGGCGGCTATAAAGCGGGTGGTATGGTGCGTCGAGGCTACGGCCAAGCACGGGGCGCGTAATGGCTACGCGGGGCTGGGGCAAGGCGCGCAAGAAGGCCGCAGGCGGGTTTATTGATCCGGCAGCTACCAAGGCGAAGGAAATCAACCCCAAGCCTGAATTTACACGCCAAGCTATTAACAAGCCCAAGACGCACCACGACGCAGTGACGGCCATCAACCAGCCAAAAACGCAACGCACACCTTGGCAAAAACTGGAATAGCCCATGACCACATCAGGAACCACAGCCTTCACCCTTGACCTTCTGGAAGTTGTCGAGGAAGCGTTTGAGCGCTGCGGTGCCGAGCCGCGCTCTGGGTATGACTTGCGCACCGCGCGCCGGTCTATCAATCTGCTATTTGCTGACTGGGCCAATCGCGGCATGAACATGTGGACGATGGACGCGGGCAGTGTGAACCTAACCGCAGGTGTGCCGACGTACTTGCTACCAGCCGACACCATTGATGTGCTGGACTGCACGATCCGCATGAACGACGGTGTGGTACAGACTCAGAGTGATCTGCCGCTGGCGCGCGTGAGTCAGTCGGTGTACTCCACGATCCCCAACAAGCTGACCCCCGGCAAGCCCAACCAGATGGTCATCAACCGCTTGGTCGCGGCCCCTACAATCACGCTGTACCCGGTGCCCAATGACAGTACGGCCAAGCTGATCGTATGGCGCTTGCGCCGCATTCAGGATGTGACGGGCGGGGCTGATACCAACGACATACCGTTTCGTCTGCTCCCGGCATTCGTGTCTGGGCTGGCCTACTACCTGTCATTCAAGATTCCCGGTGCCATGGATCGCTCCCAAGCACTCAAGGCCGTTTACGACGAAGACTTCCAGCGCGCATCCGATGAGGATCGTGAGAAGGCATCGGTGCGGTTTGTCCCGCGTATCGGGAGACTCTAAATGACCATCGCGTACGCACGCGGCACGCGTTCACTAGGCATATGCGACCGGTGTGGGTTTCGCTTCCTGCTCAATACCTTGAAAGCTGAGTCTGTGCGCGGCATCAAGATGAATCAACGCGTCTGTGACTCTTGCTACGACCCAGATCATCCGCAGAACTTCCAAGGCATGAAGCCGATCTATGATCCGCAGGCGCTGCGCATGCCACGGCCAGACATACCGGAAGCACCTGTGCCGCCCTACGTGCCCCCAACCATAGGGTAAATCATGACATACAACGAACTTAAACAGGCTATCCAAGACTTCGCAACCAACACGGAGCCATCCTTTGTCAGCCACATCGACCAGTTCATCGTGATGACGGAGCACCGCATCATCATGGAAGCCAGCCTGCCTGTCGAGCAAAGCTCCACGACGCTGACACTGGTGCCGGGTACGAACACCATCGACACGACATCGATCAGTGGTTACATCTCTGTGGACAGCATGGCCGTCACTGTCGGGGGTGCATACAGCTACCTTGATAACAAGGAAGAGGAATACATGCGCACAGCGTTCCCCAACCCGAGTACACAGGGCAAGCCCCGGCTGTACAACGTCTATGACAACAAGACACTGAAGCTAGCCCCTACACCAGATCAGGCGTACCCATTGGAGCTTCGTTACAGCAGCTACCCGCCGAGCCTAACCGCGACACTGACGACCACATGGCTGAGCACCAACTTCGAGTTTGCGCTGCTGTATGGCTCAATGCGCGATGCGGCGATCTACCTGAAAGAAGAACCGGACGTTGTGGCGATGTACGAGAACAAGTACACAGAAGCGCTCAACGAAGTTATCAAATTCGGTGACAAGAAGGCCAGCCTTGATGCCTACCGCACACGGGGATAAGCAATGGACGACAATTTTGACTTGGGCAGCCTCCTTTTTTCGCAGGTTAAAGAGCGCGGCTACAGCGCGGAAGAACTCGCGGCCCAAGCCGTCAACAAGATCATCTACGTGGGCGACCAGAGTCACCCGGTTATTAGGGATCAAGCCCAAGCGTTTAAGACGCATATACAGGCAGTATTAGTCGATACCATCAAGCAGGCCATGAAGACCGAGCGACTGACGCTTGCATGGAAGCTCAACAACGCAGGGCACTCTGAGCTTGTCGCACTGCTGAAGGACTAAACCGTGGCTACCGCATGGAGTGCGGGCGGGTATGGCTCCGGTGGATGGGGCGGTGTAAGCGGTGACGTGGCAGTCACCCTCACGGGCGCAGCTACAACTTCTGCAGCTAGTCGGCCTACCGGAACGGGTACAGGCGCGATAAACGTCATCGGTATAAACGTCACGGCTTTAGCCACGACACTCAGTTTTAATACGGGTACCGCCGCCACAACGCTTGCAGGTGCGGCGGCTACATCTTCCGCGAGTGCTATAACAGCCCTTGTCAACGCAAGCACGACCCTAACGGGTGCGGCAGCTACATCCGCAGCCGGGACGATCACCACCAAGGGTGACGGGGTTACGACCCTCACGGGCGTAGGTACAACTGCTTCAGCCGGGACGATCACTGCTTCCGCCAGTGTCTCGTTGACACTCACAAGTGCGGCGGCTACATCTTCCGCAGGCACGTTAGTCGCTAAGGGCGATGGCGTCAAGACACTTACCGGTGCAGCTACAACTGCTTCAGCCGGGACGATAACGGCGCTGGTTAATGCAGCAACTACGCTTGCCGGGGCTAGTACGACATCGGCTGCGAGTGCCCTTGCGGCTGCGGGAGCGGCAAACACAACGCTGACAGGTACGGCCACAACGAGCGCGGCGGGAACCTTGGTTGCCAAAGGTGACGGGGTTAAGACCTTTACCGGTGCGGCGGCAACGTCAACAGCGGGAACCATTACGGCGTTCGTTAATGCGACGACTACGCTTACTGGAGCCAGTACGGTCGCTTCAGCAGGATCGATTGCGGGGCGTACAGACGCGTTCGCGCTGAGCGGTGCATGGAGCGATGGCGGCTGGGGAAGTGGTGGCTGGGGTGGGGGTGTAGGCGCAACGGCGAGTGCATCTGCAGGAACAATAACTGCGTTAGTCAACGCAAGCACGACCCTTGCAGGTGCAGCCGCAACTACTTCAGCCGGGACGCTCACAGCCAAGGGTGACGGTATCAAGACCCTCACGGGTGCATCTGCCACGACATCTGTAGGGACGATCACGTCCACGGGTGCGGGTAGTACGACCCTCACGGGTGCAGCCACAACTGCATCTGCAGGGACGATCATCGCTTCGGGTACAGGGATTACGACCCTCACGGGCGCAGCTACAACTGCTTCGGCTGGGACGATCACGGCCACGGGTGCGGGTATTACGGCCCTCACGGGTGCGGCCACAACTGCTTCCGCTGGGACGATCACGGCGCTGGTCAATGCCACGACAACGCTTACCGGTGCATCCACAACGTCTGCGGCTGGTGCGTTCACCTTCACGGGCACGGCCAACCTAACCCTCACGGGTGCGGCAACAACGGCAACGGCAGGCATCGTAACGGCTACAGGGGCCAGTGCAGGGCAGATAAATCTAGGTGGCGCACAAACCGTCAGCAGTGCAGGAACCTTCGGGTTCGTTATTAGCTCGTCGGTGCTGCTGACAATAACCAATGGCGGATGGGGGGTAGGTGGTTGGGGCGGCGGCAGTTGGGGCACGTCAGACCCGGCAGCAAGCGCAAGCGCTGGGGCAATCACTGCAACGGTAAGTGTCGCAGTAACACTTGTGGGGGCCACGTCCACAGCCACCGCAGGTACGCTGACAGCTTCTGGCGGTGCGACTACAACGCTTGTCGGTACTAACGCAACAACTTCTGTTGGCATCGTAACAGCCACAGGCGGGGCTTCGGCCGCGTTGGCGGGTGCATCAGCGACAACTGCAGCCAACGCGCCGACAGTAACGGGTACAGCCAATGTCACGTTTACGGGTGCACCTACGACGGCTTCGGCAGGGACAATAACGGCATCCGCTACCGGTACAGGTGCAGTCATACTCACGGGGGTAGCGGCTACCGCTTCGGCCAGCGCGCCGACAGGTACAGGAACTGCAACCACAACGCTTACAGGCGCTTCCACGACAGCGTCGGCAGGAACCATAACTGCTTCCGCCACGGGTAATGCTTCAGCAGCGCTAACTGGCGCTACAACAACCGCAAGTGCAGGCGCACCCACAGCCACGGGGGCCGGTGTAACCAGCCTCACGGGTATAACGGTAACTACCGCTGTCGGAGTTATTAGCTTCTCGAAGAATGGTACGGTAACGCTTAGTGGGGCACTGGCGACGGCTTTTGCGGGATCGATCTATACCGGCTTTGACTGCTCCGTACTGCTGGGCAGCAGTTTGTTGGTATCCAACGCAAGCCCCATCGTCGGGCTTGGTGATAACTGGCACCCAATCGCGGGTGGCGCAGATGGTGGATGGGTCGATCCACCTCCACCGAACACAGGCAACTGGACGCCGGTCATACCACCGAACACCGGCAACTGGGCGTTGGCGAGCGGCCCCGGCAATTCGGTCTGGATCGGGATGTCTACCGGTGCAGTGGATGCGTGGGTTCCCTTGGTGCAGACTGCAGCCGGGGTTTGGGTCACGGCAATGCCGTCACCAACAGGTGTTTGGATTCCTGCACAATCACCTTACAATGGGGGCTGGACATCTGCCAGTCAGCCGTCTGCAGGTTCATGGACTGCCGCAACAACACCGCCCACAGGCTCGTGGGACGCGCGTGAAACGGCCGAGGCTAATTGATTTAAGGAAGCATCATGGCAAGTACCTATTCATCCAACCTACGCTTTGAGTTGATGGCGAACGGCGATCAGTCAGGCACGTGGGGGGCTACCACCAACACAAATCTCGGTACATTGATCGAAGGTGCTATCTCAGGGCGTACGTCAGTGACGGTAACATCGGCTAGTCAAGCATTGACTATTGCCAACGGTGCTACGGATCAGGCCCGCATGGCGATACTTAATTTCACCGGATCGTTCACGCCTAGTATCTACATCCCCCCAGTAACAAAAACATACATCATCTCGAACAACTGTACGGGGGCACTGACACTCTTCAACAGTACCGTTGCAGGTAATACAACGGCTGCCGGTAAAGGCATAACTATCAACACAGGCGAAACCGCGTACGTCTACAGCGACGGAACCAATTGCATCAATGCTGTAGCGAACGTGCAAGGATTGAACGCACTTACTGCAACCTCTGCGGGCGGTAATGTAGATGTGACTGCGGGTACTGGCGGGACTACTTCTGGCGCGGCAGGCAACATTTCTGTACGGTCAGGTAGCTCTAGCTCTGCAGCAGGCGGCTCCGTACTTATTATTGGGGGGAATGCGTTAGCCACTGCGGGGACGTCTAGCGCGGGTGCGGTAAATGTGTTTGGGGGTACTACAACATCTACCAACCCCGCCTCTCTCGGCGGCGCAGTCAATATACAGGGTGGCGGCGGCGGTTCTGGCCCCGGAGGAACTGTCACCCTCACGGGCGGCACCGGCGTAGGGCCATACTCGGGTGTAACAATTATTGCCGGTTACTCCACCGTTGGTGTCGGCCCTACATTAGATATTAAAGGCGGCGAATCGGATGATTCAGGTGCCGCCAGTAATGGAGGTGCAGTTAATATCACTGGCGGTATCGGTACAGATTATTCCGGTGTATCGGGTGGTGGCGGGGCAGTAAATATCAAGGGTGGCCCCGCAGCAGGTATTATCGGAACCAACCCCGGTACGCTTCCGGGCGGTGACGTCACTATTACAGGCGGGAGTGGGTGCGCTATCGGGGGTTCAGCTTCTAACGGCGGCAGCGTGAGCCTCGTAGGTGGCCCACCGGGTACGGGAGCTACAGGTGGCGGAAACGTTAACATTACCGCCGTCGCCGCATCGGGCAATACTACAGGTGGTAATGTTGTGATCACTGCAGGCGGTGCAGGATCGACGGCGGGCGCGGTGACTATAACGGGCGGCAGTGGGTCTACTACACCGGGTGCAGTGTCGTTGGCGGGTGGCGCAGGGTTGGGTACGGCAGGTGGAGCCGCTGTAAACATTACGGGTGGCTCCAGCGGGGCTGTATCGGGCGCGGTTAACATAACTGGCGGTGCTAACACCGCTAATGCCGGTGGAACCCTCAGTGGGGGCGCAGTCATCATTAAAGGGGGTACATGCTCCACCGTATCTACAGCGACAGCAGGTGCGGTAACCATAACCGGTGGTACCACTACAGGTGCGGGTCAACCCGGTGCTGCGGTCACTATCGCAGGAAGTGCAGCGTTCAGTAGCGCTACTATTGCCGTAGGCGGTAACCTGTCACTCAGCGGGGGTGCAGGAGCAGGCACCACAGGTAACGGTGCAGGCGGTATCGTTTCGATCAACGGCGGTAATGCTTCGGGTACGACGGGCGTCGGCGGCGACATCACGCTCACCCCCGGCACAGGAACGGGCACCGCAGGCCGCGTCAACTTTGTCAATTCGTCTACGGCCAATGGCGCGGTTGCAACAGCGATGTCGAGTGTAGGCCCGACAGGTGCAAATACTGCCATTCAAGGCTGGTTGACAGTTAAGATTGGCGGCACACTCCACTATATTCCCTACTGGTAAACAAAGGAAGACCATGAACGAAACTCAAATCGCAGCCCAAATCAACATGCTTGTCCAGCAGCGCGACAACGCGCTCAACACGTGCGTCAACTTGGCGGGCGACCTCGCCGCACTGGAGGCAGTCAATAAAGACTTGCAAGCCCAGATCGAACTGCTAAAGGGCATCGTAGAAGGCGCGAAGGAGAAACCGGATGAAACAACTTAACTGGAAGGTCGCAATAGCGGCCTTTTTTATATCCTGTTCCGCATACGCTGCACCTACGCTGGAAGAGGTTGTCACGTCACCGGATACCTTTGCCGTTTGCAAAGCAGTGGACATCGGTACGACGGCCTACGCGCTGGGGCACGGAATGACCGAAACCAACCCGATCATGGCGCACTGGATTCAGTCCGCAGGCTGGGGCCCGATCATTTTGCTGATGGGTGGTTTCTACTGGGTGCTCAAACAACAAGAGACGCCTAAAGCGTTTGTTGGAGGGGTTAACATCGGTACTTGTGCTGTTGCCGCGCATAATCTTTTGATATTGCCTTAGATCAAATCTGTGTGAAAATACGACATCCTAATGTGCGATCATGACTATGCATAATTTTCACCAAGAGGAAGGCGGTAGCGGCTTCACACCGCTAGTTTCCCAGTTCAATGACCGACGCAAAGATAGCCCGATGCCGGTGCTGCTGGCGTTGGTACAGAAGGTGCACGAAAGCCAGAAGGAGCTTGACCGCAAGCTGACCAAACACATGACAGAGGAAACGGATGAGCTTGCCAAGGCAATCACCAAGCTGATGGCTGAAGCGTTTCCAGAAGGCGACCCGGATGGGCACCGCCGCCATCATGAGTTAGTCATTCAGCAGGCCGAGGAACGGGCAAAGTTCTGGCATGAGATGCGTTTGGCAGTGGCGAAATGGGCGGGGCTGGGTGTACTCAGTTTCTTGGTCGTCGCTGCGTGGAACAAGTTTTTACAGGGGCCGCACTAATGAAACTCAAAGTTGTACGTGATGGTCTGAAAGAAGGCTGCACGCTGGGTAAGCTGTACATCAATGACGAGTTCGAGTGCTTCACGCTGGAAGACGAAGTGCGTCTTGACGGCGAAAAAGTGTTTGGCAAAACAGCAATTCCGTATGGAGTCTACGATGTCACCGTTACTCATAGTCCTCATTTTGACCGTGATCTGCCTTTGCTTGGTGGTGTACCTAATTTTGAGGGCGTACGCATACACCCCGGAAACACCGCCGCCGATACAGAGGGCTGTTTACTTGTGGGACATGAGCGATCAGACAATTCCATCGCCCGATCAAGACTCGCATTCGATGCGCTCTTCCCCAAAATACGGGATGCCATCGACGCGGGTGAAACGGTAACCATTGAGTACGTGTAATGAACGGCATTGACATTGATGAGATCAACCCGTTCCACCCATCATTGCTCAAGAGCCAAACAGTGGCGCTGTGCATGGTGCGTGACAAAATGGAACAGTACATAGCCAAGGGGCGGCCGCTGGAAGCCCAAGGCTGCAAGATAAGCCTGCGCATCATGTGGCAGTCCTACATGGAGCACACGGTCATCGATACAGGATGGGGTGAGTTATGACGGAAGAACGCCGTAAACGTGTCTGGCACATCATTGATCTGGTGACAAACCACCAGACAGGGCGGCTACGTGAAACGGCGTTTTGGTCGAATGTCTGCAAGCTGCTGGCGTCGGGTGCTTATGTAAAGTACGTTCGCGCGGAGAACTACGAGACAATGACGGCTGTTCTGGTTGGTGCGCTTGTTGTGCATGAGGTAGTCAAAGCCCAGCAGAATCAGAATCAACAGAAAATCGAAAAGGAGACGCCAAATGCTCAACCTACTCGGGCCGTATAAATATGTGGTTGATATTGTGGCTATCGGCTTACTGGTTGCTCTTTGTGCTTTTGGCGTACATCGCTATAACGCATTCCAACAGGGAGTGGGTGAAGCACGAATCCAAGCTCAATGGGATAAAGCCAACGAAGTAGCAAAAGACGCGCAGCGCCTGCGCGAGATTCAATTACAGAAGGAGAAAGACGATGCAGTCGCACAAGCCGCCAAGAATGTTCAGTCTGCTAACGCTGCCGCTGCTAGTGCCGCTGCTTCTGGTAGGGTGCTCCAGTCCACCATCCAAACCATCCTTGCCCGATCCAGTGGTGATAACGTCGAAGCCAATCGCAAATACACCGCAGCCCTCGCAGCCGTATTCGCAGACTGTCGAGACAAATATCAAGAGTTGGGACGCGAAGCTCAAGGCCACGCTGACGACTCCCTGATGTACCAAAACGCTTGGCCCAAGTAGAATGCGCCATGCCGTATCAAAAACTTCAGTTCCGCCCCGGAATCGTCCGCGATACCACCGCACTCGCTAACGAGGGTGGCTGGTACGAAGGCAACAACATCCGTTTTCGCATGGGCCTGCCCGAGAAAATCGGGGGTTGGATTAACTACATCAGCGACGTTTTTCTAGGAACGTGCCGTACGCTTTCAGCATGGCGCACGCTCGGTAACGCCACCCTTATCGGGGTCGGTACCAGTCTTAAGATGTACATAGCGTACGGTGGGGCATACCGTGACATTACCCCCTTACGGGCATCACAATCGATAGCCGCTAACGCATTCACTACCGCATCAGGTAGTTCGCTGGTAACTCTGCATGCCCCCGCACATGGTGCAGTTGACGGGGACTACTTTATTTTGTCTGGTGCAGCATCTTCTGTCGGCGGACTTACCGCTGCGAACTTGACGGGGGAGTTTGTCGTCAGTAACACAATCGACGCTAACACGTTCACCTTTTCGGTAGCACTTCACGCCTCAAGTACCGCAACTGGCGGCAACGTCTACGTTGCTTTTCAACTTAGTCCGACACCCGCGCACTCTACAGTGTCAGGGTGGGGTGCAGGCGCGTGGTCTACATACGGTTGGGGTCAAGGACTGCAGCTATACAGTGATAGCATCTGGTCACAAGTTACCTTTGGGCAACTACTGATATTCGGTCAGACCGGTGGCGCACCCTATGTGTACGACCCTACAAGTGCGACTACACCCGTGTTTAATCGAGGCGTACTGGTATCGTCGCTGCCCGGTGCATCGGGCGTACCGACCTCGCAAAATCTGATGTTCTTCTCGCCTGCGGCGCACATCCTTGTGTTCTGTGGAACGAACTCCACGGCAGGAGGTAGCACTTACGACCCACTTCTTGTTCGCTGGGCAGACTCCGACAGTATTGTTCAATGGACACCCGCAATTACAAATCAGGCGGGGGAGTATCGACTACCCCAAGGCTCCAAGATCGTGGCCGCAGCTAATGCACGCCAAGATACGCTGCTACTGACTGACACCGCTGCATACTTAATGCAGTATGTCGGTGCACCATATATCTTCAGCTTCAGCCGTCAGTCCGATAACATCTCAATCATTAACTCCCGTGCAATTGTTTCAGCAGGAGGTAACGTGTTTTGGATGGGGTACGATAAGTTCTACTACTACGATGGTACGGTTCGTACACTACCATGCCCACTGCGCAACGAAGTTTTCGGGAATTTGAATCCTTCAGCAGACAGTACAGAGTACATCTTTGCAGGAACCAATGAAGGGTTCAACGAGATATGGTGGTTCTACTCAGCGTCAGGTAACTCCGACCCTGACCGTTATGTCATCTTCAACTACGTCGATACCATTTGGTATTACGGATCAATGCAGCGCACCGCATGGCTGGACACTCCGCTTGCCGCAGGCCCGTTGGCAGGTACGCAGTTGAGCAATTTAGTTACGCATGAAGTAGGTATCGACGACCTTTCGGGGGGTATCGCACAACCCATCAATGCCTATATTAAAAGCGCGGACTTCGATATTGGTGACGGTCAGAACTACGCGTTCGTGCGCAAATTCCTTCCCGATGTGAACTTCGCAGGCTCTACAGCCGCATCCCCCCGCGTGGCGCTCACCGTGCAGGGCCGCAAGAACCCCGGTGGTACGGTAGTGGCAACCCCAGCGCAAACCGTTACGCTGACCGCGACCAATCCGAACATCCGCTTCACTGACGAGCTAAGTATCCGCCTGCGTGCACGCCAAATGAATGTCACGATTCAATCCACAGACATCGGTGTCAAGTGGCAGTTTGGTGCCCCGCGTATCGAAGTTCGCCCCGATGGACGGAGTGCGTAATGGCCTTGCGACCACCCGTTCTAGGCAACGCTCCGCAGGACTACGATGCGTCGTACATGAGCCGCATGCTCAGTGAGTTACGTTCGTACTTCGAGCGCAGCAACACGCCCCACCCGATGAACGCATCCACGCTGAACATCAACATCGGCACGCTGCCTACCCAAACATCACTGGCTAATTTATCATCGGGGGATGTCTACGTGGACACTTCCGCAGGCAACGTATTAAAGATTAAACCGTAGAGGTGCACCATGGACATGTTCAGTATGCCTGATTTGACAGGAATCGCACAGCAGCTTACCCCGCAGGTGACTGCAGACCCATCGACGGATTCAGGTACAGGAGGTACCGGGCTGCCGCAGTATTCGTGGGGCTATGACCCCTCGACGGGTGGCTGGGGCTACTTCATGAATAAAGCAGGTTCGCAAAGCGCGCAGATTGGCCGCAAGGCCGGTGATAAGCAACTGAGTTATGCCGCGCCTAAGAACGACGCCGCGTCCATGCAGCAGCAAGCACTACAGCACTTGCTCAACACACAGGTTACTGCCAACGCACCGACAACACCTACTACACCGCAGACACCCACGACGCCGGTTGTGGCCGGATCAGGCATTGGCGCTGCAGGCACTGGCGGTCATGGCGGCTCCAACAGCGGTATGAACACGGACGGTGGTGGCACGGGGGACGCTTCGGGTCTTGGCGGCATTGCGGCTTTCATGGGTAACTTGGCCCAGTCCATTGGCCCCGACACCAAATACGGCAAGTTGCTGATGGCCGGTAGTGACGCCATCGCGCGCAACAACAACCCCAATTACAGCAACGAAGGGCTGCATAGCACCGTACCGTCCAGCACGTCCGGTACTTACGGCCAAACAGGTGACCCTTACGGCCCCACGACGCCCGATGCTGCAGGCGCTGGCCCTGCAAGCCCTATGAGTGTTGACCCGGCTACCGCTGCTGCTAACGCAGCCGCAGGTTTGGCTGCTGCCAATAACGCGTACAGCCCCGGTGGCGACCTCGGCCCCGGCCCTAGTTCTGAACAGATGGGGCCGCCCGCCTCGGCTATGAATGCATCCGATAGTAACGGTGCGCAAGTAGGCGCTGGCCCTGCAAGCCCTATGGGCGGTGACCCCGCTTCCGCAGCCGCTGCGGCACAAGCCGCAAGTGATTCGGCTGCGTCCAGTAATGACTCCAACTACAGCCACGAGGGTATGCACAGTGACAGCGGTGGTGATGGCGGGGGTGATGGGGGCGGTGGTGGGGGTGATGGGGGCGGTGGGGGCGGTGGTAGTGGCGCTACTGGCGGCCTTGCGGAAGCCAGCAAGATCAAGCACACACGCTTCGCGGACGGCGGCGATGTTGCAGGACTCCACGCAGTTGCAAGCCTACCCCCACGCATGGTGCGCGGTGAGGGTGACGGCCAATCTGACAGCATCCCGGTGAAGATGGATGACGGTGGTCAGGGGCGTCTGGCGGATAATGAGTTCGTGGTTCCCGCCGATGCAGTTAGCGCACTGGGTTCTGGCTCATCTGAAGCTGGCGCGCGTGCACTCTACGCGATGGTGGATCGAATTCGCCAGCAGGCGCATGGAACGAAACAGCAAGCCAAGCCGGTAGACCCGAGCAAGGTCTTGGCAGCATAAGGAGAAATCATGGCAGGCACACCCGTTACCCCCGTCGGCTACTCGACACCCTACACGTCGAACACCACGCAGGACTCCGGTCTGGGCGCGGCAGCGGCCCCCTACGGCCAAGATGTACTGGCGCAGTCGCATGCGCTGGCAAGCCAAGACCCCTACCACGCGTACACCGGCCCGACAGTGGCTGGCCCGACCGGGCTGCAACAGACTGCACTGAACTCCGTCTCTGGGCTGGACGCAGGGAACTTGGCGACCCAAGGCACGGCGCTCACAACGCAGGGTGCCGACTACACGCCGACCAACGCCACGTTCGACCAGAGTGCTGCGCAGCAGTATATGAACCCATACCAGCAGAACGTGATCGACATTGCCAATAAGGAAGCCGGTCGGCAGTCGGACATTCAAGGTGTGCAACAGGCCGGTCAAGCCGCGCAAGCAGGCGCATTTGGCGGTTCACGTCAGGGCGTTGTGGATGCAGAGCGTCAGCGTACGCTGGCTATGTTGCAAAATAACAACGAAATGCAAGGCCAAGCCGCAGCGTACACCAACGCCCAGCAGCAGTTTAACGCTGACCAGAACCGCAACAACCAGTCCAACCAGTACGCATCGCAAGCTGCGTTGGCAGGCGGCAATGCACTGACCAATCAAGGTGCGCAGGCGTTCAACCAGCAGCAAGTGTCGGGCGGCCAGCAACAGGCTGCCGCCCAAGGCGATCTGAACCAAGACAAGGCCAACTTCCAAGGCGCGGTGCAGCACCCCTACGACCAGTTGAACTTCATGACGAACCAGATCAAGGCTATGCCGGGATCGAGCACGTCAACGAACACAACCTACACACCAGACAATTCCATGGCGCAGCCCACGGGCATTCAGCAGGCGGCTGCAGGGGCATCGGGTATCGCGGGGTTGATTAACACCGGGCAGCAGTTGTGGAACACGGTGGGTAGTTTATTCGCTAAAGGCGGCATGGTACACCCGCAAGTCTCGGGCCTACCCCAAGCACGCATTGCACAACTCTACGGGAAAATGTAATGAGCATCGACACTACCCACGTTGCTCTGGCGAACGAGCAACAACTTCAGCAGATGGTCGGCAATCCCGACCCGCGCGTGTCTATCCCTGCGGCGGCGAAGCTTGCCAAGCTGATCCAAGCACGCAACGCGCAGCAGAGCCAACAAGCCATGGGCACGCCACCAACGCCCACAGTGCGTGACCAGTTGCAGCAGGCCGCCGCCCCGGCACCGATGGAGGGTGGTATCGCCATGGCCGCAGGCGGGATCGTGCGTCACTTCGATGACGGCGGGCAGGCGGATACATCCCCCTTCATGCAAGACGCAAGCAACGCTTGGGACGCATTCAAGTACAAGTCCACCCACGACCCCGAATCGCCCGATGAGTTAGCCCAACAACAGGCGTCGCAAGCATACCGTGAAGCACATCGAGGCCCCTCCGCTGGTGAAGAACTTAGCGCGTGGCTGGGTAAGTACTTCACCAAGCCCTCAACAGTAGCGGCAAACGCCGCCGCAACAGACGCATCCAAGGCCGCTGTACCCTACGCCGAGCAGCTTGGTATGGATCGTAACGCGCAGTCTAGTGCGCGTATTGCACATCAAGGTAGCGGCCTAGCTGCCGTACCTACGCAACCTATGCACCCGCCATCGATGGGGGGACTTCCTACGGATGGCAGTAATGCAGCCCCCGCCGCCGTACCTAACGTTAATGCCGACCCCACCCCTGCGGGTCTGGCGGCTGCTGCTCAATCGAAAACGCCATCACCTTCAGGCCCCCCCAACGCATCCAAGGTCGATGCCGCCAGCGAAGACCAACCGGCCGACACGCCGTACATGGACGCGGCCGACGAGTATCTGAAAGCCAAGAAGCCGCTGGATGATGCGGCGATCCAAATCTATAAGGACAAGCTGCAGGCCGGTCAGACCGCGCATGATGCCTACAACGCCGCCAAGCAAGCCAATCCATGGGAGAAGGTGATTGCCATCCTGCACCCCTATGTGGAAGCCAACGGCAACCGCACAGGCCTTGGCAATATGGGTACGCTGGCCGAAGGCTCCTACAACCTGATGAAGACGCAGCAAGGCGAGCGTCTGGCAAACGCCAAGAGCGAAGAAGAGTTCCAAGCGCGTCAGTTGGGTATCCAAGCAGGGCTCACCGACGCTCAGTTGCATCAGTTAATGGGTAACTTCACGACTACGAACACTGCGCGTGCAGCGGATGACAAGACCGAACTGAACGCCACAAAAATGGATAACACGGCCAAGACATTGGCGCTCAACCAAGCGCGGCTTGACGAGACTAAGCGCAAAGACAATGCGTACATTGCAAAAATGACAGGCGGGGGTGCCGGTGGCGCAGGAAAACCCCTGACATATGCACAAGCACTTAACTTTGCACGCTCTCATATAAACGACATCATGCGTAACAACGCAGCGACCGGTGCAGGCGATCCAGTACCTGACCCGGTAGAACTTGCAACGAAGTTGTTCCATGAGCAGGGCAAGACATTACAATCTGATGCATCCGCCCCTGCCAAAACAGGGAGAGTCTTAGACTTTTCAACTATTAAGTAATCATGGCCTACTCCATCCAGCTACCTGACGGAACCCTTGTTCAGAACATACCGGATGAAGTAGACCCTAGTGAGGCGAAGCGGCGCATCATCTCGCAGCACCCTGAACTCGCACCCAAAGCAGGTATGCTGGAATCCGCAGGAGCGGGTCTTGCCGGTGGTGTGGCTAACATGGGCCTTGGCGCTGCCGCTGCAGCCGCCGATTACACGGGCTTCAAAGACACTGCAGCCGACCTAGACGCCAAGCGCAAAGCCGTTGAAGCGTGGCAGCAACAGCACGGTGGCGATACAACCACCGGAAAGATTGCCAACCTCGTAGGCGGTCTGGCCCCCGCCCTTGCAATGCCCGAAGCAGGTATCCCGGCGCTGCTTGCCAACGGCACACTGTTTGCCATCCCCGGTTTCCGTGATTCATACCAGCAGCAGATTGACGCAGGTGCATCACCAACTGTTGCCGCCATGCACGGTCTTGCCAACGCAGGCTTTGCGATGGTGGGCGGTAAGTTGGTCAGTGCCGGTAGCAAAGCGCTGCCCAAGGCACTGCAAGCGGGTGAAGGTCTGGGTTCCCAATTGGCGCATGCTGCCGGTGAAGGCGCGGCGTTCGACACCGCCAGTCAGATTACCAACAAGGGTATCGACGTAGCCTCGGGCCGCCAGACAGACACTCCATGGCTCGATCCCAAACAAGTAGCAGAGAATGCCGCCGCGTTCGGTGTCCTGCGTGGTGCCCACGTCGCCATGGATGCCCCTGCACGTGCACGTGCGCAGGCTGAAGCGGACAAAGCCAAGGCCGATGCCGACGCGGTAAAGGCCCAGCAGAAGGCTGACTTCGAGGCACAGCAAGCCGCCGCCAAGCAGACGCCGGAGTATCTACGCAAGCTGGACACCGACTATCAGACGATGCTGCAGCAACAACAGGCTGCACGTGCCGCGCTGGGCACCAAGCCTACGGACAAGAGCGATCCCAGCGCGATCATGGCGTGGGAGAACCAGAAGAAGGCGCTGGATGAGAAACTGGCTTCGCTGGACAATGCGAATCTAGTTGCAGAACACGCCGACCGTCGCCCGGAAATTGACACATTACGTGCGCAGGATCAAGCCAAGGCTGCCGCAGACGCACAGGTAAGTCAAAGCGCTTTGGAAACTGGTGCAGATCAACCCACTGCCAGCGCCCCGGTAGACACCACCGTCGCCCCTCTTGACAAGAATGCACAACCCGACCTGTTTGCGGAAGGGCAGACATCACCTAGCGGTACGCCCGTAGCGGCCCCAGCGGATGTGTCACCCATCGAGCAGCGCCTTCAAACTGCATCACAAGCGTTGGTAGATCATGAGAACGCCATGAACACGCTACGTGATCAGGCTAAAGCAGCGGTCGCTTCGGGGGATATGGATGCAGTGATGCGCCATAGCACACAGGCAAATGAGCTATCCAAGCAGTTGAAGCCATTGCAAGACGCGGTTGAGCAACTACGCAACCAGCACAAACCGTCCGTTGACGCCGATGTAGCCAAGCTCAAGCAGAAGCTGCAAGATGCAGCCGAGGCGGGCGATACCGCCAAGATGGCTAAGCTCGCGGCACAAATAAAGGAAAAGCAGGCAGGTGTAACGGGTCAACAGAACGTAACCGCCGCTCCTGCGCAGAATCAAGCGCGTGACGCGGGAATCGCGGACGAGATGGCGACCGGGCGTGGGCAGACTGCGGCCACGACTGCCAAGGTAGGCGCGGAGACAGACGCACTACAGCGCATGGGCGAGAAGGCAAAGGAGTCGAGCGAGGCCCAAGGCATACTGAACCGCGACGCGCTGACTGCACAACAGCAGCGCCGTATTCGCGGCAAGCTGAAGCTGCCGACACCCACGCTACGCGAGGAAGCGCAGGCAGGGCCGCGTGCACAAGAAGCGTTGCCAGAGGAAGGCGAACCCGGCACCGCTGAGACATGGGGTGAATTGACCGACCAGAAGTTGAAGCAGCGTGTGGACGCTATTGGTGAGAACATCGTCAATCCAGAAGCGTCTGCCATGGAGCAGCAGGTTCGGGAACTCAAGCGTGAGCAGGCGCAGCACACCGCCACGCTGAACGATCTGCACGCGATACGCACACGGATCAAGACCGCTGATCCGAAGGCCGATCTTTCCGAAGAGCAACTGACGCAGCAGCAGCAATCAACGCAGCGCTTACGCTCGCTGCAGCTTCACATCAATGAGCTTGAGTCGCGCCTACGGGTTAACCCGCACACAGCCGACACGGTAGCCAAGGTCGATGATCTGCACCGCCAGCTTGAGAAGGCCAATAACAACCGCGAAAGTGCACACGCTTCCAACGATGCACCGGCAGTAGAAGCCGCGTCCCTGCAAGCCAAGAAGATTGCCGACCAACTGGCGCAAGTTCAGAAGGAGCCGGGATCAGTCGCAGGCCGCTTGGTCAAAGCCAAGAATGATGTATCTCACTTCCTGACCGCATTCTTTGACGCAGCGCACGAGGTACACACATCAGGCATGGTGCGTGCGCTGCGCGAGAAGCAGGCCGAACTTCAGAAAGTACTAGCCAGCATAGATCGGCGCGGGGGCACTGACACCATTCGCGGCGAAGAAGAACTGCACACTTCCCGCGTTGACATCGTACGTCAACTCAAAGCTATCGATGCTCAACTCGGTGCAATGAACACCGAGACAGCCCCGGCAAAGCTGAGCGGTATGGCGCGTAAAGCCATGCAGCAGTACATCCGTGCGGCCTTCCGTGAAGAGAACATCCGCCGCGAGGCGCGGCGGCAACAGCCGCTGACGAGCGCTGAACGCACCGCTTTCGCGAAGCAGGCTACCGAGCGCGCAGAAGCACTACTGACACGCGTGGAAGCTGAGCGCGGTAGTGACTTCCTAGAAGAGTATGTGGTGCAGCCTGCCCAGATGCGTAGCGGCCAAGTCGTCAAGAGCGCCGTCACCGAATGGCGTGACTCACGCGCACTGGAAGATCGCCCACTGGCGAAGTTCGGCCCCGCACGTGCGGTAGAGGAAGAGGCGTTTCACAACGAGCGTGGTGTCATTCGCGGCGAAACCCAACGTGCAGATTCACCTGACCCGGCAGACGCAGTGCGCCGCAGCGCCATCCCGCGCCAGATCGCCGGTATGCAGGCGCGCATCAAGGAGTTGGTGCGACAGCTACGTGCACTGGATCGCCCTGCACCGACTGCAGACGAGCACGCACCTAAGTGGGGTGAAGCTGTTGCCGATGCGCAACAGTCCAAGCTGCAGACCACGATAACGGGACTTGAGGATCGCATCAAGGCGCTGCAAGCCGAGCTTGCAAAGCCTGCGGCCACCATACCGAGTGCGCCGCTGACAAGTTCAGGCAAACGTGTCGAAGGCACGGGCATCAAGCGCCAGTGGGATGGTGTGCAGCGCCCCGAGGACGCAGCCGGTACGATGCCGGTCAAGTCCAGCGCGGATCAGCGCGCCAACAATGAGCGCCTACTGGAAGATGTGAACGGCCCTGCGGGGGCCATGGCACGTGACGCGCTTGAGTCTGCAGATGTGAACAACCCGCAGGGTCGCCGCGCACGTTACCTTACCAACATGCTGCACGCAGCAGACCGCGCTAACCCGGACATGAACGCGGCGCTGAAGCCGCTGTTTGATGCGCTGGAAGAGTCACCCACAACGGGTGTGATGGATGTAGTGGAGCCGCTGATCCGTGAAGCGTTGACCGGTCGTTTGCCCACGGGCGGCGAGCGTGTGCGGGGTACGTCTTGGCAGAAAGCATTGTTCGGCGGCGAGCGTGTGTCCCTGCCTAATGCCGACCTTAACCGGGTCAAGGAAGCGCTGGCGTTGGCACGTGAAGTGCGCTCGGGCGACGAGAACGCCGCCAAGCAACGCAATCTGTTCGATCCGCAAGTGGCACAGCAAGAACAGGGCCGCATCGAAGACAAGCAGGCAGCGAACGAAGAGCGTGCGGACGAAATCAACAAGAAGACCTATGTCCTAAGTGAATTGCGTGACGCAGAGCGCGACCAAGCGGAAAGGGGCAAGTTATCCGAAGACAACGAGAAGTTGGAGAAGGAGCGTGAGAAGAGCAAGGTCGATGAGCACGCGCTGAAGGGTGAAGCAGATCGTATGGCTACCAGCCACTCGAAGGAAACGCCTACGGCCTTTGCCGATTCGCCCGAAGTCAAGGAAGGCCGCGCAGCGGTCGATGCAGCACGCGCGCAGATAGAAGAGTTCACGCCTGAGAAAGCCAAGCCCTCGTGGTTCAGTGCATTGGTTGAGAAGTTGCGCGATGTGAAAGACAGCATCGAAGCGTTCGTACAGAGTCGTCCGTTTTACGGGCAACCGCTGGTAAGCCATCTGCCAAATCCAGAGCGGACACAGTTGTTCAGCGACAAGCCCATGACTGTTTTTTCGCGTCAAGAGGTCACACGTGATATGGCGGCGGTGCGCGAAGCGGAGCAGGTGATCGAAGAGAAGCGTGCGACACTCGCGGCAGTCGAGGCAACCAAGACACCCGATACCCCCGCAGCACGTGGCGCGCGTACACGGCGTGTCAACGCCGCACGCAAGGCACTGGACGAGGCACTGGCGCACCGTAACACGCTGGAATCGGCCGTTAAAGATGTACCTAGCCAAGAGCGCACACGCTATATCGACCCCAAGACAGGCAAGCCTGCGTCCATACAGCGCGAAGGCGAGATGTACACGCCGGAAGATGCTATTGCTATACGTGCACAGATTGCGGAATACAACAAGTTCGCTATGGAGATGAACGCGTTTCTTGTGGAGCAGCAGGGCGAGGAAACTCCAGCGTTTGTCGCCATGCGTGATCAGTTAGACCTAATCAAACGTGCGCTGCAGAACCTGCCTACCGACCCTGAGACTGTTAAACTGCGTCGCGCAGCCAAGACCGCTCAAGCGAAACTGGATGCGGCCAAAACCGAGCCTGCAGCTATCAGTACCAACGGCAAGGTGCAGCGTGCCAAACGCATCGAGCGTCTGCAAGAAGAAGCCGATGCTGCCGAAGGCGCACGCCATGCACACGAGACAGGTGAAAGTCCAGAAGTCCCTGCTGCGCGTCGCCGTATCGATGCGGCCGACCAGCGTATTCGTGACTTCAACAAGGAACTCAAAGCACGTGTAGACGAAGGCAAGAGTCCTACCGAAGAAGATACCATCCAAGGACGCATACTGTCACGAGCCAAGACTGATGCAGAGGATGCACTGGATCGTCTACTGCACCCGGATGTGAAGACGCCTGAGTCGGAACAACGCGTCGCTACTGCCGCCGAGATCGCCAAGCGCAACGCGGAGATGGACGCTGCCGTCGAAGAGCGTATGCATTTGGATGAGGCTATGCAGCGCCTCGCCAAACTACCCGCCACGGTGGTCACGCGCGACAGCGGCATCACTGACGCCATACGCATCGGGTTGAGTCGTGAAGCCGCAGGTATCCGCGCCAAGCTCGATTTGGTAAACCTGATGCGCGCCGACCCTGACTTCGAGGCCAAGTCCGAAAAAGCAATCAAGGACGCTATCGCTGCCAAGAAGCCTGCGGTGTCTATCGCCAAGATGAAGAACCGGTTGGCCGATGCGCGGTCGCTGGATAAGTCTGACGAAGGACTGCGCAAGTGGGAGAAACTGCTTGAGAACTCAGAGCGTAACCTGCAGCAGCTTGAGGATGTAGCCCCACGCCGTGTCACGCAGCGTGGTGAGCCGACGAGTGAGAAGGACGACATCACCCCCATCGAGCCGCTGAACAAAGACGTTGCCAACGCAGGCAAGTGGGATGAGTCCAAAGCGCCGCTGAAGTTCACTACGAACGCTGACGACAACGTGAGTAAGCGTGTGCGTGCGAAAGATACTACCGAAGCTGAAGCCGCCGCCGAAGCACTCAACGACAAGCAGGTTGCCGGTGGCCGGGGCGTGGTCACGCGCAAGATTGGTGTGGGGCAAGGTAAGGTCAGCGTCCAGCGCAAGAAGGCTTCTGTCACTTCTAAAACCGCACAAGAAGATGGTGTGTACGCGTCCGCTGAGAAACGTGCACGCGAGATCGATGCAGCGCTGGATCACATCGCTGAACTACGCAAGATCAACGACGAAAAGATGCGTGCCGCCATCGAGAACGAAGACGCCGCAGCCATTGAAAAGCACACAGCCTTCAATGAGCGTTTTGATAAGGCCACAGCCAAGCTCAACGCTGAGTACGCACCATTGGACAAGCTGTTGAACAAGGGCGTGAAGCGCGCTGGTAAGGTGGCAGAAGCGGGGTCGCACGCGGTTGATGTTGCCGAGGGTGACGCACCTGACATTGCAGAACTGCAAGCCCATGACGTGGATACGTCCGCACGCATCGAAGACCCCAACGCTGCGCCCAACAAGCCCAGTGCAGAGCGTACCAGCACACCGTTGTCTGAAGACGCAATCGCTGCGGTCAAAGAGAACCGGCTGCCCGACGCACTGCACGACATCGCACGTACCAGCGCTGACCCCGAAGCACGCGAGGCAGCTACACGCTTGGCTCCATTTGTGGATCGCACTGACGTGGGTGTCGAGCGCTTCACTGTGCGTGGCGAGAAGGCGGTGGCTGTCTATATCCCTGAAGAGAACCGCGTTGCTGTCCACCCCGAAGGGCTGACCGAGCAAGAACTGCTGCACGAAAGTGCACACGCTGCAACTGACGGCGTGATGCTGGCTGACCCGGCCAAGCTGAACCCTGAGCAACGCAAGGCGCGTGCGGGGCTGGAAGGCATGTGGAATAGCACCAAGAACAATCCTACACTGCAGGGCGAGCACGCCACGACATCCGCGCGTGAGTTCGTGGCCGAGGTGTACACCAACCCTGAGTTCCGCGCCAAGCTGGATTCCATTGGCAAACCGCTGTCGTTGCTGGAGCGCTTCAAAAACTTTGTGCGACAGATGTTTGGCTACCCCACGTCACCAAGCGGTAAGGCCCGTGACATGGTGGACAAGATTCTCACCCGCTCGGACAAGATCAAGGGCGAAGCAGCCCCCAGCATCTTCCGTCCAAAGAAAGAGTACACCAGTGAGACGGCCAAGTTTGGGCGTGACTTGTCGCAGAACCGCAGTGTTGTGCAGGACGTGAAGGCGGCTGGCTGGAAAAAGCTGCTGATGGCGGCTGAGCAGAAAATTGTGGACTCGCGCGCTGCGCTGCGCTACACCGCCAAGATCGGTGACAACCACACCGGTACGCAGGTTATGGGCGACATACTGACGGCCGACCGCGCCATGCAGAACGCCATGGCGGTGTTCACGAAAGGTGGGTTCAAGCTGGCGAAGGACTCCAAAGGCTTGACCGTCATGAAGGCCGATGGCAAGACCAACGCCAAAGAGGTGGTGCAGCGTATCGGTGAACTGCCCGGTAAAGGCACCGCCGAAGAGAAGATGGATTTGTTTCAGGGTTACATGACCGCCCTGCGCGCACGCGACGTGGGCTGGCACACGCTGGACTACGACAACCCGGCTGAGATGCAGCGCCGGGGCGAAGCCGCGATCAAGGAAGTGCAGTCTGATCCAGCGTTGCTCGCGGCCATGAACAAGGCGCAGGATACCTATCACGAGTACAACAAGGAGTTGGTTCAATTCCTGAAGGATACGAACGCGGTTCCTGACGCTGTAGCCGACAAGATGATGCAGGATCGCAACTACATCCCTATGTTCCGCAACAAAGGCGACTCGCTTGAGATGGTGATGCAGAACGGCAAGTCCATGTCCGTGGGTGACGTGCGTACGCTCCCGTTCCTGCACGCGCTCAACGGCGGCAACGCCAAGTTGATGCCCTTTGAAGAGTCGATGTTCCGCAATACGACCATGCTGACAAACCTTGGCGTGCAGAACATGACTGCACGTCACATCGCTTATCACCTGCAGGGCATCGGAAGTACTGTTCCCGGCAAGACCAAGCCAATGCAGATTCGCGAAGGTGATGGTGGGGCCGCACGCGGGGGCACGACCATCCGCTTCCGCGACAAGCCCCAGAACGCACAGGATGATGGTGAGCGCCATATCGTCATCGACACCAAGGGCACGGCTGCAGAGCACATCCCCAATGATCTGCTAGCCCAAGCCGTGGCAGGCTCGTACTCGTCCACACCCGCGTTGCTGAACATGGGCAAGTACGCCAGTGACATCCTGCGCTCGGGCGTGACACGTGTACCTACCTATCTGGTTAGCCAGATGTGGAAAGACCCGGTTAACGCAGCCATCATGGGTAACCTGAAGGCTGACCCGTTCACGTCAGTAGTGAAGAGTATGAACAACATGCGCGAGCATTTGACGGGTAAGTCGTCCGAAGCGCTCGATATGGAGGCCATGGGCATTCTGCATAGCAACGTTTTCAACGGAACGCCTGACGACGTTAAGAAGATGCTGATGCACTTGGGCGGCTCGAACCAAGGATGGTATCGAAACGCGATGTCCAAGCTGGACAACATCGCCATGGGTGCGGACTCGGCTACGCGTATCCAAGGATACCGTGATGTCATCAAGGCAGGCGGCTCTGAGTTGGAAGCGGCGATCCATGCGCAGGAGATGCAAAACTTTAGCAAGCACGGCTCCAGTCAGAGTATGCAGGTGCTGTCGCGGCTGATCCCGTTCTTCAACGCACAGGTGCAGGGCTTGAACGTGCTGCTTAAATCTGCCACCGGCAAGATGCCTGCGAACGAGCTTCTGGACACTAAGAACAAGTTCTTCAAGCGTGCACTCGGCATGACGGCGCTCTCGCTGGCCTACGCTGCGTCGCTGGACGATGATCCTGAGTGGCGCAAGCTGTCGCTGCGCTCGCAGATGTCAAACATCAAGATAGGAGAGGGGCAGCTACCGGCACCATTTGAAACCGGTATGCTGTTCTACTCGTTGCCGGTAGCTTTCATCCACGCGTTGAAGCAGAACTTTAACGAGAACGACTGGGCCGATGTGCGTGCAGTTATCTCCAATCAACTACCCGGCAACGGCAGCATCATGCCGCAGTTCGCCAAGGGCTATGTGGATGTGTCGCGTAACTACAACAGCTACTTCGGGTCGCCCATCGAGTCGCGGCGCATGGACAAGCTGGCTACCACAGAGAAGTATGCAGGCAACACGCCTGAGATGATGAAAGAGTTCAGCCGCCACCTCGTGGACATGGGCGTGAACCTGTCGCCGGTACAGCTTGACTACCTCTCCAACGCCTACCTCGGGCAGCTACCCCACATGGTGGGTATGGTTACGAACCACCTGTTCGAGACGAAGAGCGCTGCGCACGATGGGGGTGAGGCGGCCACCGGTACGGCCAAAGATAACCCCCTGCTGGCGCGCTTTGTGCCCAACCCGAAGGAGTCGCGCAACGTCAACGATGCGTACACACGGGTAGACCATGCCATGCTGACGGATGCCACGATCAAGGCCATGAAGACAGACGGGCGCGCGCCGCAGGCCGAAGCCTACCGCAAAGAGCAGTTGGCCCAGTACGGTACGCCGCAACAAGCACGAGCCTTCCAAAACCAGATGGGGTTTATGAAGCGTCAGGAAGAAGCGATCAAGCTCGACAAATCGCTGGACGGGCCGGGCAAGCAGAAGAAGATCGAAGAACTGTACAAGCGCCGGGATGCGGCAGCGGCTAACTACCTGAAGATTGTTGACGCGAAGCAGGCAGCGTAAATAGCACGCCCAGACAGCCTTGGTAGATGCCGGGGCGTGCACTCAAGGGGGTACGCCTACCAAGTGCCCTGATCCCTGCCTGCAGCCCCACGAAGGCTGTGCGCGTGGGGTCAAGCGACAAGACGAAGAACGAGTCCCCCGGCTTGCAGCGATGCCACGGGAAGTTGTCACGGGAGGGAGTTAGTTGGCTTGCCACCGGTAAGCGTCCTTGTGATGCGTACACAGTCCACGCGCATGTTAGGGCCGTTGGTTCCCGCCAGCAGATTCTTGCGTCCTTCGCGCACCTGTGCGTGGGCATCGAGTTCGCTCATGAACGCTTGGAACCCGAAGTTCATATTGGCACAGTGGGTCTTGACCATCTTGGTTTCCAAGTAGATGTCTTCCACGCCGGGGATCATGTTGCGCTCGATCCGGCCACGCACGATGCGGCGTTGACTGTCGGGGGTCACTGCATACTTGTTGCCGTTGAGGTTCTGCATGACGATGCTGCCTTCCACCGTCACGAAGTTGTTGTTGTTCTCGCGGATGTAGGAGTTCAGGATGTCGAGCGCGCTGCGCTGATTGGAACTGATGATGACGCGTGCGGGGCTGATCACGTCTTCCAGCCAGAAGTTGATGATGCCGCTCAGTGGGATGTCGATGATGCCAGCGCGTCTGGCGATGATCCAGCCTGCGATATTGGCACCGATACCGGAACTCCAGAAGCGTTCGTCGTCGGTGGCACCGGAAACCCTGCGCCACTCGATCAGCGCTTCATTGCATATCTTGGCGATCTCATCCTGATGCATGACGCAGTACTGGACGAACATGCGCCCTGCAATGCCGTAGTTGGTTTCAAGCAGCTTGGACTCTTCACGCTCTTGCTCGTCGGCCCACTCGAAGCGGAAGTGCTTGGGGATGACCCACTCCAGCATGCGGCGTGCTTCGCCTTCCGATGTGGCGATCCGCGCGCCCATCATGGCTTCGAGTGCCGGTGTGTTGCTGGAAAACAACATCAGCGCTTCCCAGAACAGGTCGTTGATGATTTCGTTGTTGCCCGTAGCCGAGCCTTTTACCTTGTGTGCGCCGTTGGAGTAATTGAACACCAGATTCGGCACAAACTCACGATCGGACTCACGCTGCTTGGCTGTGATCTCATCCACCACCAGCGGCAGGGCACCAAGCAGACCGGCACGCTGCATGAGCGTTGTCAACGACGTTGTGGCCGGTACGTTGTACTTGTGGGTGCTACCCCAGATCGAGGATGCCAGCGCCAGAGCGTAGGACTTGCCCAGACCACTATGCGTGCCGCAGACGTGTGCACAGACGGCGCGGCTGCCCGGTGGCATGAAGTGCATGAGCACAGACGCGAAACCCATACCGCCCATGGCGAGGTGGCCCCACATTTTCTTCTTGAGCATGAGTTGGAAGGGCTTGCGCCAATTCTCAATCGTGCCTGCCGTCTTGGTCAGGTCGATGATGTTGTGCAGACGGTTGGACACAAACGAGTAGTCATGAGCCTGCCCATGCTGGCTGTACACCGTGTCGCCCACGGCGAAGTCACCGTCCACCCAACCGAAGCGTGGGGGTACAACTGTCTCAGAACCGGATACGGTAGCGGACATGATGCTCTGGCGTACGAAGTCCGCGAGGTACACGTCATAACCCCGCACGGATGCAACTACCCCGTTAGCCGCCAGCAGCTTGGTGCACTCAGCCACATTGGTGGCCTTCTCCAGCGGCACGGCGAACGTGAATACGTTGGTGCCTTTGATAACTTTGAACTCGGCGTGGCGCTCAGTCTCGTCGCGCACCAGCTTGGTCATGAACAGGTCGTAGGGGACGAGCATCACGTCAACCGGTTCCTCGTCGGGCTTTCCCGCCTTCTTGTAGAACAGCCCACCATTCTTGCCGTAGCTGTAGCCCCACGGGGGTGTCGGGCGGGCGTACTCTACGCTGGGTTCGTCTTCTGTCTCGCCGGGGGTTTCGTAGATCACGGACTCAGTGGTTGTCTCCACCTGACGGCCCAGCGCCAGTGGGTTGGTGATCTTGCCTTTGTGGGCGCAGCCCTCGCAGCCACCGGGGTTCTCTGACTCCAGCTTGGTGCACGGGTATGGCCCCTTGATCTCGTTGAGCTTCATGTACATGCGCTCTTCTTCGTAGGGGTGCAGCGCTGACAGCTTCTTGCACGCGCGGTCGCCATCATCGCAGTGCTTGGCAATCGACAGCCACCCACGCCATATCGGCTCCATGCCGTCTTCATCCGCGTGGTCAAAGTAGTACTGAAGCTGCTGGCAACCGGTGCCCTTGGCCGTGCGTTTGGCAATGTTGCCGAACAATGTGATGCTGTTCCCTGCCATAGCTTTGGCAATAGGGGATAGCGCGGCGAAGCTGGGACGTGCCCCCAGTAAGGCGACATCGGTACTGATCTTGCGCACGGCAATCTTGTACGCCGCCAGCACTTCTTCAATATCGGAGAACTCAAACAAGTCGCCCCGTTGCTTTAACACAACGGGGCGAGGGGGATCATACTTATGGTTGAGGGTGCCCGGATTGCGCAGGACACGGGCCGCGTCCGCCGTTACTGTCATGTCGATCTTGAACTGCAGGGCCGCTGCCGCACGCTTGAATGCCTCGGCCACGGGCTTCCACTGGGCCACTGGGACTTCTTCTGTGTAGGGCCAGTAGGCATGTACCCCGCCGCCCGAATCGACCAGCCACGGAGTGCCCAGCGCGCCCAGCCCGGAGTCGTCCAAGAATTTGACCAGTGCTGTTACGGCTTCACGTTTGGAAGCGAACGCTTTGGGTTTACCCGTAGTTGCGTCCACGCCACAGTCCATATCGATAAATATCGACTTTACATACAGTGCGTGCGCTGCCACACGTGTACCGGCGTCATCGAAGGTGCTTAATGCATAGAACGACTGCTTGCCCTGATCGCTGTGCTTCACAGCGGTGTCATACAGGTTGTCCAGACTGTCGAGGAAGATATTCTTTTTGAGCTTGTCCTTTTGAATGAAATTGCAATACTTCCCCTGCGTCGGCAAAACTGCCGACAGGAAATCTGTGGTGTCCATGGTCGCCCCTAACTAATTTTTGCGCAGTGTCTGAATAAGGTCTTCTACTGTACGCTTATATGCGTTGGTTATGCCGCGTCCCGCGAACCAACTGTAGACTGTGGTGCGTGAGGCACCAGTCCTCTTTGCTACTTCTGATACAGAGATAGACTTCCTTAGACACAAGCGTGCAAGAGAAACACCCAGAGAACTGGGTGTTGCTTTTATGCGACGACGTGTATTGATGTGGTACGCCATAACGAGTCCTTAAGGTGGGGGCTACCGAGAATGGGCAATGACGCCCAACTCGCTTCTGCCGCTCGGTAGCCCCCGATTCAAATTACTCGTCGTCCCAGTCCGCCAAGGTCTTAGCCAGACCGGCCGCAGGTGCCACAGTGGCCTTCGCCTTCACAGGTGCCGTCTTCACCGCTGGCTCGTCATAATCTTCCTCGGGCGGCAGGGGTGCAGGCTTGGCCTTCGCTTTGGGCGCAGGTGCCGGGGCTTCTTCGTCTTCCTCGGGCGGCAGGGGTGCAGGCTTGGCCTTCGCTTTGGGCGCAGGTGCCGGTGCGGTGGCTTCGTCTTCATCGTCCGCTTCCGGTGCCGGGGCAGCCTTGGCCTTCGCCTTGGTAGGAGGTGTACCGGGGAACGCAGCCGGGGCCGCAGCCTGTACGCCGTCTTGCTGACCGACCGTCATGGTGATGGCCTGAATAGCTTCCTTGGAAGTGCCCTTCTCTTGGGTGATGGCGAACTCGTCCTCAGTCAACCAGCGCATGGGCTTGAAGAACAACTTGGGGTTGGGAGCCTTGGTATCGAACTTCATGCGGGTGATTAGCATGGTGGGGTCAATACCTTGGGCAACCAGCCAGCGGCTGTGCTCTTGCAGCGGACGGTTCTCACCCTCGGCCTTGCCAAAGATAGAAGTGGCCGCCAGCGACAATTGCATCACATCGCCTTCCATGTCGTTTGCCAGCACCACAGCCAGACGCTGATTGAAGCGGCAGGCACGCGTGTCGCCTTGGCCCGAGCCTTTGGCGTTCTGGGGGCAGTTGGCGCAGTTGGCGAACTGAGGGGCTTTGACCGCAGGGTCGGGCACGTCGCCATCTTGGCTCCAGCAGGTGGGCGGCACGGCAGCACCTTCCACGTAGTCGCCTTCGTAGTAGGTGCGCGATACCTTGGGGGCAGCGTTGACCACCACCACGTCCAGATAGCGCTCGTCTACGGCGGCGACTTCCTTGCCGTCAGCGATCAGGCGGAACACGCCACCTTTGATGGAGATACGCTTGCCAGTTTGCAGCGCGTTGCCCATGAGGGCTTTGGCGACAGCAGACATTTCGCCTTTCTTGGCGAAGGCGGGGAGTTGACCGGGGTTGAATACTTGAATGTTGCTCATGATTTACTTTCGGGGTTAAACAGTTTGGGTGCCTTCGACGCCACGTGCGAGGCGCTTAGCGGTACGGTGTGCCAGCCAGAAGCCAGCTTCTTGCAGGTGGGTGATTGCCAGTGAGTTTTCGCGGCAGTTCCATGGGGCCTTGTTCAAATGCTCAAGGCGATGGATCAGAATAGCGATCAACTGCTCGTTGGTAACGCCGTTATGACCCGCTTCTTTTTGGGTGCCTTGCTGGAAACGAATAGTGCCCAACTGGTTGCCATTGATAACGTCATAACGATGGCCTTCAACGTCTTTACCGTCAGCTTCGGTGCTGATGGCGTTAACGTAGACTTCCATGTCATGCGATGTGTAAATACGCATTTTCTTACTTTCTTGGTTTGGTTACGGAAACAGTGATCTCGGACAGGGTGTTGAGTCCGGGGGGTACCATGCCGGGGTTCTGATCAAGGAACTCAGACATATTCTTTTGTGCGATACGCTTCTCCAACAGTTGGGGCGCGGCGTGTTCAACAATGAAGTTGCCCATAGCTTCCCAGTCCTGTGCGTAGTAGCGTGTAGTGGTCTTGAGCGAAACGGTGCCATGTTCGGTCTTCATGCCAGTACCGCCCGCAGCGCGGATGATGTCTTTCATGGCAGACGCTACTTCGGCTTGCTGAACCTTGATAGCCTCGAACGCGGTTTCGTACTCGCTCGTCATGGCAGTCATCTTGTCACGCATCTTGATGTAGATACGGGTCAGACGATCCATCGTAACATCTGGCGCGGCGACGTCCGCTACCAGCATTGCTTGGTCTTTGGTAAGACCTTCGTCATCATTCATGTCGTTACTCCGATTTAAGTTATGGGTGCAGTGTATCACGGTTTGTACAGTTCTGAACAATTATTTCTTCATTTATTTACCCCCATTTCTTCGTCAAACATCTCTGTGAGAAGTGCGTGATCTGTGACCCGTGCGTCCATGGCCGAGAACATCTTCTTCTCGATGGGGCTACTCTGGATGTGGATCACGGTCACCTTGTCTGAGGTCTGTCCTTTGCGGTCGGCGCGTGCGATGCACTGGGTATACAGTTCAACGCTCATCAGTGGGCCGAAGAACACCACCGTGTCTGCAGCGGTCAGCGTGATCCCGTGGGCAGTGGCTTGCGGCTGCATCAACATCACGCGTGGCATGGGTGTGTTCTGGAACATGTTGATGATGTCACCGCGCTTGTTGGCCGCGATGCCACCGTGGATCGTACCGACGCTGATACCGTGCTTGGTCAAGAAGTTGAAGATGGCGTCGATGCTGGAGCGGAACATGGCGAAGATCAGCACCTTCTTGTCTGTCTCTTCCAGAATCTCCAGCAGCAGGTTCATGCGCGGGGTAGCGTCGAACTCCACAACGTCATGGTCTTCTGTGTACACACCACCGCAACTGATCTGCAGCAGCTTGTTCACCACAGCCGCCTTGTTCACGGCGCTGATCGTCTGGCCTGCGGCGATCACCAGCATGTCGTTCTTGATCTTGTCGTAGTACTTCTTCTGCATGGGTGTCAGCGGCACCTCACGCGTGGTCTTGAGTACGGGTGGCAGATCGAGACAGTCCTTCTTGGCGAAACGTATGGCCGGTTGCAGCGCAGCGAACACCAAGTCTTTGGCGTTGGGTTTGGGTGCCCACTTGAACGTCGTGATTTTGTTCATCACCTTGTCGCGCCATGCAGTCGCATACTGGGGTACGCCACTCGGGTTCACCAGCTTGGCAAGTCCGTACGCATTGACCGGTGACTGCGCTGCAGGCGTGCCCGTCATCATCCACAGGAACGTATTGGGTGTGAGTATCTTGGCAAGTGACTTCCAGCGCTTGGTTGTCGGCACAGCGTAGGCGTTGGCTTCATCCACGATAACCAGATCGAACCGGCCGTCCGCCTTGATCTCGTCAGCCACCAAGTTCAGCCCGTCATAGTTGATGATCACGATCTCGTAGTCGTCCTGAATCATCTCGATGCGGCGGCTGGCCTGCGTGTGGTGGGCGACCACAGCGCTGCGGTGCATGATGCTGTTCATGATGTCACCCATCCACGCGGACTGCATGATCGAGAGCGGGCAGATGATCAGCACGCGGCGCACTTCACCACGCTTCATCAGGTAGTCAGCAGCCCAGAGCGCGGCGATGGTCTTGGCAGTGCCGGGGTCGTTGAATACGAATGCACGGCGGTGCATAGTGAGGAACCCTGACGTGGTCATCTGGTGCCCCATGGGCTTGTAGCGTCCCGGCCACTTGTAGTTGCGCTGGATCGGTGATGGGACGTTCTTCACGCCCAGATTCTTCAGTACCCGCGCTTCGTCCAGTCCCCAGAACACGGTGACTTCGTAGCCACCTTCGATCTCCTGCACGTGGTGCTTGGGGATGATCTTAAATTTGTCCGGGTTGCGTGTCCTGATCTGCAACGCTTTGTTTTCTACAATTTCCATAATAGGTCTTTCATGTCGTAGGGTTTGTAACTTCTCTGCTGTGTCATGGTGAGGCGTACGCGCACGCTTTGGTCTACGGGCGACTCCATCGTGAACAGCTTATACAAAGGGAACGTGTGGTTATTGTCGAAGTGACCCATCGTGTCCATGCCGTGATGAAAGATCACGATACACATCTGGCGTGCCAGCCAATCTTCCACATGCTCGGGCCGCACGATGTTGTGTACATCGAAAGTGAGTTCGCGGTCTTCGTACTTTGTGTACCAGAGATCAAGTACGGTGGTTAAAGTCCCATCTAACGGAATCATCGAATTGTGTATCTGCCTCCGGTGCATTGCTATTGGTATTGCCATCGTCATCCTTTAAAAATATGCCCACATCGAGCATTTGTTTGTGGGGTATAAAACCTACGCTTACACCGTAGGGGCCGCAGTGCTGCACTAACTTGCCAGCATGCCTGCCTTTACCCGGCATCTGCCCTGATCCATAAACGACTTTCGCGACGAGGGCCATGTTTTGCATGAGCCAATCGTCGTAGTAATGTGCACCGATAACATCGGCATAAGAGAAGCCAACGCGGCGTGCTCCATGCGCCGCATACCAAAGATCAAGAACAGTTAGTGTAGCGATTTCATTTGTCAACCGGGACTTTATATCCACTTGCTTTCCTCCATCCACGGTTTTTAGATTCGGATTCAATCTTCAGGTTGGACGGCACCGTCTTGCCGCCACCGCTGGCGGGCCTGATGTGTGCGATGTCTTTGCCGTCACCGATAGCCACCTTGCCAGCAGCGATCTCATGGCGACGCTCACGGCGACGTTCCACGCCAGCTTCCTTTTGGGATGGGCGAGCGTTGTACGCTTTCTGATAGGCGAGCTTCTCGGGCGTTGATTTAGGCATTATTTCTTCCTTCCGTTGTGATGGCACGCAGTGACTTCGCAATACTTACGGCATAGTCCTGACTGCTTTTCAGGCCACATATCATGGTGGTGCGCAGCGTCTAGTTTAGCAACTCGTTCACGCCAGCGCCACCACATATCGTGCTCCTGTTCCCGCTCCATGGTGAACTTCTGCACGGTGTTCTTCAGGACAAACAACAAGCCGCCCGACACTTTGCGCACGTGGGGGAAGTGCTTGAAGATCAGCAGTGCCATGAGCATCAACTGATCGGTGTCTGGATACTTGTTGCTGCCAGACTTGTAGTCGAACACGCGCGCAGTCAGGTTGTCGTCGTTCACGATCACCAAGTCCGCGATCCCCCGGCACCAGTAGTTGGGGTCTTTGAACCCGCAGGGCACCAGCGCTTCAGTCACCGCCATCTCCAGTTCGGGGAACTTGCGCCCCGGCATGGAAGCCAGTTCTTTGAGCGTGGGCATCAGGAACTTGAAGCTGGGGTCAAGCTCTTTGTCTTCCTTGATGAACAGTTCGGCCTGCTCGTGCAGGGCCGTCCCGTATAGCGTCTGCTCCGTCTCTTCGCGCGGATACAACTTCACCACCTTGGTGTCATGGTACTTGCGCGCGCATGTCTCAAATGCCTTGATACCTGAGTAGCTGTGTTGTGCCATTAGATGCTCTCCGGGTCGTAACCCTTGATGCGCAGCCACGCGTCGATCACCGCATGCGCCTCGTCTTCCAAATAGGACGGGACGCGACGCTCGACGTAGGTTGTTTCTACGCCGGGTTTCGCAGTACCTATGTGACTGGGGTCAACGACTATGGGTGACCCCTCCTGTTTTATCGGCGCGAAGCCGAAGCCGTAGTTTGGGCCTGCCATACCTACTCCTTAAACTTAGCCGTACTGAGCGTGCGTTCCAAGCTCTCACCCAGCATATCGCAGAACGCTTCGTCTTGCCACAATGGATGGCCCATCTGGTAAAGCATGCAGTGCGCATACTCATGCCAGAAGGTGACGGTGATCTCTGCCTCGGTCAACGCACGTTTTTTTGGGTGCGTAGCTAGGTGTATCACTCGCGGCCCTAAATAGGAACGTCCCCAGCAGGTACCGCTCCTGTTGATGCGCTTTTTCATCACTACCTTGTAGGTGTAGTGCCCGATCTTAAACTCGCTTGGAATAATCATCCCTTAGCCTTTCCATATCGTTGATGAAACCCTACGTCAGCGTTCAGTGGAATCCCCGGCATCCACTTGGGAACCTGCACCATGCAGTCGTACAGGAACTTCTTCGCCTCTTTTGCTTCTGCCAGCGGTGCGATCACACCCTGCTCGTCGTGCACTGTGAGCACCGGGCGATACCGCTTCTGTGTACGCAGCATACCGTCCGTCATGATGATGCGCGCTGTGCCTTGCGTCACGTTGTTGCATATCTTGCCGGGGTACAGCTTCACACGCTTCTTGCCGTCTTGGTACGTGTAGATCGCACGCTTCTTTGGGTCTTTCTCGTCCACGTGCATCTTCAGGTCGGGGTAGCGGATCGTCATGCCGTTGACCAACTCAATCTCGTTCTTGCGGAAGATGAGCACGTTCTTGTAGTTGTACTCTTCGCCGCCCACCAGACTCTGCTCCAAACGCTCACCAAGGAACTGCCAGAAGTCCACCACCGGCTCGGCTGCAGCCCGGTACTTGTCGATGATGGCCTTGGCTGCAAGGCAGTGGATCAGCAACTCGTCTTCGGTGCAGGTGTGCGCGATCTCTGCCATCTTCTCCATATAGCCCTTGTTGGTGGTGAACTTCAGCACATCCTGCGCTGTCACGCCCAACTGCTTGGCATCGGCCTTGGTATAGCGTTGAGGCGGGGCACCGAGGAAACCCACCAGAAGCTGCGCAGCGAAGCTCGCCCACCCGAGCTGGTATCCGCAGTTGTGAACCACGATAGGGCCAACGTCAGTCAGTATCGTGTACCTATTGCGCGGGCCTGCCATAGCGATGTCGTAGGTCTGCATTCTCTGCTTCAAGTGCGGCAATGCGCTGTCGTAGGTCAACGACTTCTCGGGCGGTGATCCTGCGTTTGTTGGCCGTGTTGACTGAACGCGTGACAAAGCGCAGGTTGCCCGGTTGGTAACCCTTGCTGTTGTCTGTCCGGTCAAGCTGAAGCTGTGGTTTGTCCCAGCCATCAAGGGTGACAAGATAGCGTAGGAACGCGACCCGATCCGCAAGCCATTCTGGGTGTACCGTGATACCTCTGCCACCGTAGTCTGGATACGTTTGGCTACTTGTGTTAGTGCAGCGAACAACAATCGCGCTGATGCGGTCAAGTAGCCTATCACGGTGCCTGATGTCAGGGCACGCGTCGAAGTATCCTTTGGTGTAGTAGCGGGTTTGTATTGACGCTTTGAAAGCGCAGCTACGGCAGCGGGTACTACGTCCGTGCTTGATATTGGAGCGGTGGACGATACCCTCCCATCCGCAAGAGCAGCGCATCCGTGGGTGGTAGCACCCGTTACCTCGCTTATCCGTTTGTCGCTCCCACCCAAGACAGGTAAGTTCGCCAAAAATAGCGCCGACTGGAAAAGGGAAGGCTTTCGCAGGGCCGCGCTCCACTCCTGCCACCCAGCTTCCGTCAGGATTTCGTGGCCCGAAGTTGCACTGACGCCCATCGCTGTAAGTACCTCCTTCTCCCCCTGTGCTAGAAGTCCCTGATGCGCTACCCACTCCACTCCGTCCCATAGTAAATCCTCCTTGGCTACGTCCAGTATAGTAACCCACCCCCGTTTTGTCAACACCTGCGTTTGGCTACCAAAACAACCCAACATCGCACTCTTGGCGCTCTGGCGCAGCAGCGGGTGGCTTTCCTTGGTCATACCTGCAATGCTGAACATGGTAGAGCCGAAGGTAGCGTAGGGGTCACCACCTGCGCGGAAGATCGACAGCATCGTCTCGTAGCCCGCCAGCCACGCCAACACACGCGGCTCGATCTGTGACAAGTCGCCCACCACAACCACATGATGCTCGGGTGCCATGATCGCATTGCGCAGCGCGGAGCCACGCTTCAGGTTCTGCATGTTGATGTTGCTGCCCTTCGATGCAGTCCAGCGGCCCGTGGCGGCACCGTAGTAGGACAGTGGCACCGGCAGGTTCCCACGCTCGGAGATGTCGATGAAGCGTTGTGCCCGGTTGCGCTCCATGTTGGACTTCACCTTCAGTCGCGCCTCGCACAAGAGCGCCACGTCTTCGTTGTCACCGTTGAGCATCTGTTGGAACAGCGCGTCGTTCTTGGCGAAGGCGAAGATCATCTTGTCCTTGTTCGCGGGGCTAGGCTTCTTGGGCACCTCCACGCTCAGCTTCTGCAGAATCTCAGCGAACTGGTCGTTGCTCGCCAACTGCGACGGCTCCGCGCCCACACGTTCCAGAGCAGCGGCCAGCTTGCCGTTGTCTTCTTCCAGCGCCCTCTCCAGCATCTGCTGATCCAACTCCAGCACCGGGTCGGTGTACATACGCACGGTCATGTCGATCAGGCGTAGTTCCTTCGTGGGGTACGGGCCTGCAGACTCACGCGTAACGGGGTCGATGCGCAGCATGAAGTTGGCGAATATCTCTTCACACAAGAATACGTCATGCTTGCAGTAGTCCGCCAGTTCCTTCTCGATAGCCATACCTATGTCGTACAGTCCATCGGTACTGTACACGGCCTTGCCCTTGGGCGGCAGTCCGTAGTCTTCAGCCAGCTTCATCAGGGAGTTGCCGACCTCGACGCCACGCAGCGCACGCCCCATGGAGAGCGTGTCGAAGATGAAGCAGGGGTCGATGCCATAGATCATGGACAGGATGCCCACGTCGAACTGCGCGTTGTGCGCCAGCACAGCGGTCTTCGTCCAGTCGTACATGCCGAGAATCTTGGGCAATTCTTCATGGCGATACCACTGCACCGGCTGCGACGAACCCACCTCATGGATACAGAACCCGAACGCCTTGAAGTGTGGGCTGCGGATATATTCTTCCGTAGTCATCTTGCTCAGCGTGAATGGGTCTTCGCTCCAATCGGTGGGCCTGCTGCTCCAGCGTGTTTCGGCGTCTACACATAAAATTGTCTTGTAGGGTTGGCTCATTGTTGTGTGCTCCCCTCGGGGCGTTTAAACATAGCGTCCGCCGCCTCGCTTGCCGTGTACATCAGCGGGGGCACCAGTGCCGGGTTACCGGCCGCGATGATGTTCGCCACGCCATCACCCTTGATGTCGGACATCAGAATCACAGTGCCGGTCTTGGACAGCAGCGTAGCGATGATGATCAGTGACATCTGGTGCAGCGTACCCTTGGCATCGTCGTCCAGCAGGCCCAGTTGCTCAAGCAGTTCGGTCGGGGATACTGCGGCGTCTTCAATCAGTTCGATGTTCATAGTTGTAGTAGTGTGTAGATGGTTTTGCCCAGCAACTGAAAGTCCTCGGGCCTATCGTAGATGACCAGTGTTGACCCACCTGCGTCACGGATACGCTGCAGTTCACGGGCTTGCAGCGCGGTTGTACGACCCTTGCCTGCCTTACACTCTATGGCAAGCATGTGGCCGTTGATACAGCAAATAATGTCAGGGATGCCTGCGCGTCCGTAGCCATTTGCAGCAGGGAAGAAGTGGTACACACCTGCGTCGGTGAGTATGCGTGTGACCGTTTTCTTTGTGATGGACTCGGGGGTTGCCATGACCTATCCTTTGTACCGGTCATCCAAATCCACGCGATGTTCAAGCCCAAGGATAAACATGCAGCAGCACATAGCGTGAGCGATATGCGACAGTCCAGTCTCAGGGTCATGGTTCTCTCCGCGCAAGTATGCAAACACGTGACGCAAGAGTGCCGCGATCAAGCGTCCGTTGCGGATGCCCAGACGCCAGTTGTGCGCCGCATACTTCTTGGCACCGAACGTCAGTACTGCAGCCAGTTGCTCCAGCGCATAGGGGTCAAGCAGTTCCATACGCACTTTGTCGCCATCGTGCTTCACACCACCGGGTTCGGGCAGCTTGTGAAACGTCAGGGCTTCGTGATCGTCCATGTTGTCTCCTACAGCCCGAAGGCGCGTTTGGTGTTGGACACAACGGCACGCCCGTAGGCGTTGACTTGGTTGTGTGGGGTACGGGGGTCAACACCGTTGAGAATGAACGGTGCTTTCTTGAGCGCAGTTGCTTGCTGCGACTTGCGGCGGTTGACACCATTGATGTCGTGGTCGTTGGCGAGAACAGACGGTTGCGCGCGCCAGTTAAAGGGGGAGTTAGGGGTGGCAGGCATCGATTTCCTTGATTGCGTCATTGAGTTCGTTGATACGTTCAGCCAAGCGGTCGGCCAGCTTACGCTCAAGAGGGGTTGCATCTTGCTTGTTGTCCACCATCAGGATGAGTTCTTCATCCGATGAGTTCTCGGGTATATGCATGTCGTTTCTCCGTTGTTAAGTTCTGAACATTATACCGCAG